GTCTACCTATTTTTGCATCACCTGGGCATACTGTGGGGAGTTTGACTTCCCCACACCCTATAGACACGGCTGAACCGTTCTGGTTCACGGTCTGTTCGGGATTTTTATCCAACTTCGATCACCTTGCCGGAACCGACGGTCTTCCCGCCTTCCCGGATGGCGAACTTCACGCCGTTCTCGATGGCGATGCCCTTCTCCAGCTTGACCGAGATGGTCACGTTGTCGCCGGGCAGGACCATTTCAACGCCGTCTTCGATGGCGATCTCCCCCGTCACGTCGGTCGTGCGGAAGTAGAACTGCGGCTTGTACCCGTTCATGATGGCGGTGTGACGGCCACCCTCGTCCTTGCTCAGAATGTACACCTGAGCCTTGAAGTTTTCACGGGTCTGCACGCTGCGGGGCGCTGCGATGACCTGACCACGTTCGATCTGGTCGCTCTTGACGCCCCGGAGCAGCACGCCGACGTTCTCACCGGCTTCGCCGACGGACAACTGCTTATTGAACTGTTCGACGCTGGTGACGGTGGACTCCACTGCGCCGCCCAGCCCCAACACTTCGACCTTCTCGCCGGGCCGGATGGACCCCTGTTCGATCTTGCCCGTCGCCACCGTGCCACGACCGAGAATGTTGTGAACACCCTCGATAGCCATCAGGAACGGCCTGTCGTTGGCCCGGATCGGGTCAGGAATCTCGTTGTCCAGGGCGTCCATCAACTCGTCGATGCACTTGCCCGTGGCGTCGTCCTTCGGGTTCTCCAGGCACGGGCGAGCCGCCCCCCGGATGACCTTCGTGGTGTTGCCGTCGAACCCGTACTTCGTGAGCAGTTCCCTGGTTTCCATCTCGACCAGATCGAGCATGTCCGGGTCGCTCACCATGTCGCACTTGTTGATGAACACCACGATGTTCGGAACACCGACCTGTCTGGCGAGCAGGATGTGTTCCTTGGTCTGGGGCATCGGGCCGTCGAGGGCGCTCATCAGCAGCACCGCACCGTCCATCTGGGCCGCACCCGTAATCATGTTCTTGACGTAATCGGCGTGACCGGGGCAGTCGATGTGAGCGTAGTGACGGTTCGGCGTCTCGTACTCCACATGCGACGTGGTGATCGTCACGGTCTTCGTGGCGTCCCGCTCGGTCCCGCCCTTGGCGATGTCCTTGTAGCTCTTGATCTTCGCCAGCCCCTTCGTCGCCTGCCGAGCGAGGATCGCAGCGGTCAGGGTCGTCTTCCCGTGGTCGATGTGTCCAATCGTACCCACGTTGACGTGAATCTTCTTCTTTTCCACTTTCCAACTCCTGTAGTTCCAACAAGGAACACTAGGGATAATGATCTCCGACGCCCAACCCTTGCGAGTCTTTTCACCACAACGAGTGAATTCCAGAGCTAATCAAAGACCTATCAGTGCGGTTGGTGGGAGTCGAACCCACAAGCCCGAAGGCGCTGCGTTCTGAACACAGTGCGTCTGCCAGTTCCGCCACAACCGCTTACTTAATGTCCAGCCGCCGTCCACTTGAACCGCTGCTTGAACTCTTCCTTCATCGACGGATCGTTCAACTTGGCGTTCCGCTCCTTCAACTCCTGGTCGGAACCGCCGATGCCCATCCAGATGGTGTCCATCACCCTGATCTCGAAGTCGCTGGTCCAGGCACAGTAGACGCTATCGTCGATCAGGCCCAGCAGTTCGTCCTTGATCTCTGCGTTCGGTCGCCCCATGAAGGTCTTCAGTCGATCCTTCACCTGTTGATCGACCTGTCGATCCGACATCTGACACAAGATGTTGAACATCTCGTCACGGGCCACCACTTCGATCAGTTTGGCGTCTGCCATCACTCGTCCTCCTTGCCAATGAACAACTCTTTGGGAGTCGGCTTGTTCTTTTTACCGACCCTGGGTTCCAGGTCTTTGTCCCAGATGTTGAACATATAGATGCCCGGCAAATCCGACTCGAACGCCCGCAGGTGATACCCCCAGCCGTCCGTGGTTATCTCCGTCACGGTGGCCCGGATGCAGGTGCGCATCAGCGTGTGGGTCAGCGGTACGACGTACACCTTGTCGCCCACTTTGAACTTATCCGTCGTGTGCCACTTCGCCCAGACCTCTTCGCACACTTTCATGTGGGCTTCGGTGAACTCGAACGAGAACAGTTCATCTTCTAGGTTGCGTTCTTTGCAGAGGCGTTCATAGTCCGCTTTCGCCCCTTTGCCTAGATACTTGATTTCGTCAGTCTTCCGACGAATCTCGTGCTGTCGTTCCGTGGCTTTACCCATGTTGTTTTCCTAAAACACCCTGTTTTCCCACTTGGGAAAACACCCACTTTCAGGAAAGTAGCTCTGGTCGGACTCGAACCGACAGTATTCCCGTCTGAGGGGAAGACAACAATTTCTAAAACTGCCCGCTTTACCATTTAGCGCACAGAGCCATGTGTCCACTGTCCGGCGATCAATAAATGCACCCCGACCTTACGCCCGCAAGCGGCTGTCTTGACGGCAATATGCCGCAACGCAAGTATGCTTATCGAGCAGCACCTTGTTAATTAGCGCCGGACCCATCAAGGCTATTCGGTTGTGGACAGTGCCCAGGGCGGGACTCGAACCCGCAAGACCCCGGCTCTCGACCGGAGATGTCTACCAAGATTGCATCACCTGGGCATTTCGTACCGCTTCGTCAACTCAATCGTCACTTCCTCCGAATCAGAACTCGCCAAATCGCACCAGTTCAAATCACAAGTCAATTCGGGTGCGGCTTTGACGGTCTTTCCGCCGAACCTACTGTTGACACGTCTCAGGTCGGGCGGGTTCGTTTCTATCAACAATCTCATGTAATTGTCGAGCGCCCTCGCCGGTATCTGACCGCCACTTTCGAGACGGTCCCACAGGGCTTTGGAAATCCCCGTCCAGGCCACAGCCGTGTACTCTTCGTCGGTCACACCACTTCCTCTGGAACCAGATGGCGGGTTTCGACACGGCTTCCCGTGCTGTTGGTGCTTTCCACCCACACGTCGAACACCGGGCCGTCGTTCACACTTGTTGCCCTGGCCCATTCCCGCTGCGGGGCCATCTTGAACTCGTACTCGGTCTGGTCGGACTGGAGTAGGATTTCTCGCTTGTCTTCGCCTTCCCAGCCGTCCGATGTCGAGATCACCAGCTTACGCCGTGCCGCCATCCTTTTTGCGCTTGGCGGTGGGATCGAAACCTTCCAGCTTTTCATGCTTGTGAATCTCCCAGCCCGGCCTCTCCTTGTAGAGAATGGCCTGGATAGCGTCCCCGGTTTCGTACCCCTCGACCGTCATCAGGTTGTAGGCGAATTCTTCCAGATCGGACACCATTTCCTGGTAGTCCTGAACGACCTGAACCAACTCTTCCTTCGACAACTCATGAAGCTGGCGTAGCATCGGTTACTCCGCTGGTTCAATTACACAGGTCATACTCCCTTTGCACCGGGAAACCAGCTTGTCCGGCCCGAAGGCGTGGACTTGTTCTTGCTTGAGTTCGGCCAGTTCCTTGGAACAGGTCTTGACGATGCAGCGACCCTTCTCGTGAACTTCCTTGGCGATCTTCCAGCCCATCTCTTTGGGATGCCCGAACAACTTCTGCATCATCGTGATGACGTAATCGACCGAGTGGTCGTCGTCGTTCATCAGGATCACGTTGTACGGAGGAAGAATCTTGTTCCTGGTCCGAGTGTCGGTTTGTTCTTCGACATCCGGGAATGCTGTCACTGCCATTATTTCCATCCTTTGGGTTTGCCGTCGCCAATCGGGAACCGCCAGCCGGTCCCGGTTTCGGGCATCCCTTTGTGTTGGATAATCCCGGCGAGTTCGCCGTGAAATTCACAAGGGCCGCAGTCGGCGGTGCTGTACTTCGCCAACACCGCTTGGATGGCTTCGTTCAACTCACGTTCCATCCGGGTCATGTGTCCTTCAGGGACTTCATCACCGCATCGAACGCTGCCTTCGCCCGGTCCTTGTCCCCGATCTTCTGGACTGCCCATAACATCAACCTTATGTCGTTCGCCATCGCTTCCATCGCCGTCTGCGGCGGGGGTGGCGGTTCCCGGTACTCACGCTCACGACTGGCGTAGGGCCGAGTGCGGTGGTCGTGGATCAGTTTCGCTTCGGCGATTGCTTCGGCATCGCCGTTGAAGATTCTCAGGCTCAAATGTCGCTCGTTCAGGATGCTGAGGATGTTGAACACATCGGCCTTCTCGATGCCGATCTTTTCGGCAAGCTGGCCGCAGTAGGCCCAGCGTTCTTTCATCGACATCGTAGCCATGACGATCTCCAGTGCCGTCCCAGGGAATTGAACCCTGGCTTCTTGATTTTCAGTCAAGCGTGCAGAAGCCACTACACTAGGACGGCGATTAAACCAGTTGTTACGCAGGTTGTCAACGCTTATTTCTCGGCTTTCCAGCCCTTTTCTTACACACGGGACATCGTTCGCCCTCATGGATCAGGTATCGGTCGCAACCCATGCACCAGAACTTGCCCTGCTTGGGTTCCCGCTTCCGATCTCTGTTCGTTCTCCAGTCCATGTGCCTCCAAGAAGAAAACAACAAGGGCAGGGTGGTGAGGAATCGAACCTCACGCAAGTCCCACCTTTCACGGTTTCCCGATCCAGGGTTCGCTACCACTGCTCATTACGGCCACACCCTGCCCTTGTTGAGTGACTATGGTGGGACTCGAACCCACAGCATTACAAAGATGGCAATCAGCCACAGCACTCTTCATGACACCTACGCTTTCAACGCTTGGTGCGTCTGCCGTTTCGCCACATAGTCAACTAACGCAACCTTCTGCGCCTTCTTGGTCGGCTTCTCCCGGTTGTGGTGGAGAATACAAACCACTGCGACGAAGACGACCAGGATCAGCATTGCGATACAACCGCAACCGCCGACTTCAAAGTTCTCGTCACTACTAGCCAAGTTCCATCACCTTGATCTCGTACTTTTGAGGCTGCTGTTGCTGTCCAGGTGTCGGTCGGGGTCGCCCATCCGACGCAGCCTTGACGACGTGTACGGCCTTGTCGCCAACTATGTACACTTTACCAAGTTCGAGGACGCCGTTCTCTACCAGTTCCTTGATCTTGGCGACGGATTCCGCCCAAGAAGTTTTCACCTGAGCCGCAAGTTCCTTCTCTTTGACGGCGAGCGCCCGTGAAGTTTCTTGCAGGGTGAAAACTTCGTTCAGCCCGGCCACGGCGTTCTCACGCCGCAACTCCCTGGTTTCCGTCTTCAGAATGCCCGCAGCCCAATTTTCGTTCATCGAGAACTCCTCGGTTAGCGGAAGATACAGGAGTCGAACCTGTCACCCCCTTTCGGGGGTACTCCGTTTCGAGCGGAGGGGGCTTGCCACATGCCCAAATCTTCCAGAGCGGAAAGGGAGGGAGTCGAACCCTCAACCCCCTTTCGGGGGTGCTTCGCTTCCAACGAAGTGGGCTTGCCAATGCCCAACCTTTCCAACAGCGGAAGGTGAGGGAGTTGAACCCTCAGTCCCCGTGAGGGGACACCAACTTAGCAGGTTGGCGTGACGAACCGATAGTCACCTACCTTCCAATCTCACTTCTCGAAAAATCCCAACACGCACTCGATAAGCATCGCCAGTGCGAGCAACCCGAACCCTACACAGACGGCCCCGACGATGAAATTACCCATTACCCTTCCTCAAACGGTCAACCATCCAGAACATGAGGAGGATCGTAAAGACAACCATTTCGCCTGTCACGACTGCCCCTTCACAATTGTATCCCGGACGGCGCTGCTGAACTCGATCCGTCGGCCCCGCCGCTTGGGTTCCTTCGTCGTGTCGATCTTCAACCAACAAGTGTCGCCGGTCACGATGCCCTTGTCGGCAAGGTACTTCAGGCAGGCGTCCACAATCTCGCCTTCCGTCATCGTGACCACAGCGGGTTTCTTGCCCTTCGCTTTGCGACTTCTCATCAGATGGCGTCCAGGGCGTCTCGGATTTTGAACACCTTCTCCCACACGATCTGGGCGTCGTGCTTGGAGCAGTAGGCGAAGGAAAAGAACAGCGGGTAGCCGTTCATGCTCCTCGGCCCGGCCTTGTCGTAATACTCGTACACCAACCCGACATCGTTCCGGTATTCTTCGGTGGACTCGGCGAACGCTCCCATGCACAGCGGCATGAAGATCATTCCCATGTGGTGCATGTCGCCGTCCCGGATGTGCCGGTCGGTGAACACCAAGTTCATGGCGATGTCTTTCGCCAACTGAGTCAGGAACTCCATCGGCTTGTTGTCGATGTTCTTCGGCTTCAGCGCCCCGACCGCCCATTTGTCGCCCATCTTGGCTGCGTCGGGAACAACGTCTTGCTTCTTGGCTGCCATGAACGTCTCTGGTTTATCGAAACTTTCCATCACGGCAACCCACTCTTCCGGTTGCGTTTCTTCCATGTAGACAGCCTCGAATAGTTCAGGTTCACGATCTCCGGGGGATTTTTCCGTCTCCCCCGGAGATCATGCCTCTACTTTTACCAACTTGCCAAAGATCGCCCCTCGGCCAACCCAGCCATTGATGTGGCCCCGGTTGTTACCGATCTGGAAACGGTCGCCTTGGACGGCCTTAACCAGATGAAGGAACTGCTTCCCAGCGACCTTGCAGAGAACAATGTCCCCCGCTTCGATCACTTCATTTTCTTCCACCGGGTCCACGGTGCAGAGTTGGCCGCTTTCGACCTTTCCCTTCATCGAGGAACCACGGGGGCGGAACTGGACGGTTTCGCCCGCTTGTAACTTTCCGATGTAGCCTGTAGCCCATCCCATGATCTTCCTTTGGGGGTAAAAAGAAAAAACCCCCGGCAACCTACACCTTTGGAGTGCTGGCTGCCGGGGGTCTTCTTACCCCTCAAAGTCTATTGCGTTAGACTATGCAGCCTCCCCCGGTGCTATACGAAGATAGCAGGGTAAAGAGCGACAGACTAAGCAACGACAAGAAATTCACGGTATTTCCCTTTGTTCAGGTAAGCTATGGTAGTTGCCCACCCCGAAAAAAACAAGGGGGAATTCCGTTTTTTCTCGGCAGCTTCCAGATTTCTTCGAGTTACGGTTGGCTGGCTTTCCTATAAGGGACTCTACACCAGCACGCCGAGTTAGCCGAACTACAGCCAGTTCTTAGACTTAGCACGATCTCGGTCGCCCGGTGGCCGTGCTTCATCTCCCTGGTGTCCATTTCCGAGCGTACCCGGAAATTTTCACTCTGCTGTGTCGCAACCGAGCGGAAAGGGCAGGAGTCGAACCTGCAACATCAGCGGATTTCCCCAAAACGCAACTTTGAAGTTGCGAGGAGGGTACTCGCCGCCCGCTTTGCCAATTTGCGTACCTTTCCAATGGAGAGAGTAGGACTCGAACCTACTTCGATGGCAGTGAGCCATCCGATTGGCCTGTTATCGTATCTCTCCGGGAGGGACTTCGATTAACGGCTCGAAGTCCCACGGGAAAAGCCGGTTCGGTTTTACGTCCGAAGCCAGACGGAGTTGATTGGCTCAACAGCAAAAGCCATCGGGAAAGCTGCTTCACCCGTTTTGGTCGGGCTTGGCGTCATTCCGATACGAGATAATACTACGGGCCAGCGGGGTTGTAAAGTGAATCTCAGTAATCGCCGATCACTTCGCCGCCGCCTTTCGTGACCAAACCCGCCAGGACGGTGATGTTGATCGTGGACTTCACGAACGACACCCGACCGTCTGCGAAGCCGACGTTCGCTCCCCCACTATGGAAGCTGTAGATGTCGCCTTGCAAGTTGTCACAATTCATCACGCACGTCCCGGTGGACGTGGCCGCACTCGCTTTCGAGACGGCGGGATCGTTGGTTCCAGGAACCGTACCCGTCACCGTCAAACGGTTGTCGCTGTCGGCCCAAATCGGCCCGGTCGTGCCGCTCGGCAAAGGACTCGACTTCCCGTTGATCCAGGCCATGTCCCGCCCGCAGGCTTCGGAGAACATGGTCGTATTGGAAGTCCCGTCGCTGATCTCTTCAATACGAGTGGTCGTATTTTGACGCATCGAGCCTTTAGACCCAGACCCGGCGAAAACAGCGTTGGGACTGACGCTAGTGTTTTGGTTGATGTTCGGGTTGGTGTAGTTGATCTCTGCCCCGGCAGAGTTCTTGATCGTCTTGACTTGTGCCAGAGGCGCATACGAAGCGGGCCAACCCGTCACCGTGCCGCTGGCCTGAGTGCCGTAACTCGGCGGGGCATACGAAGCGTTACCCTGGTTGTACCACTTGGCGGTGTAAGAGACGGTATCGCCAGCCGGATCGGAAGGACAGCGGTAAATGCTGATCTTGGTCGTGAGGACGCCCGTGCCCTGGTTCTTGGGGTCGGCCCAATCCGACCCGTACCAGTAAATCTTTCCGACGTTGGCCTGTTCGATGTAGGGAAGGATGTTCACCAAGGTGGAACACCGACCCTGAGTAGCACCTTGCTGCCCTTGTGCATCGACGTACCCCGGCGAGTACGGAATGTAGGGAACTTGGTTGTTATTGGCGGTAATCCCGTTGTAGGGAAAACCACCCATCGCCGACTGGTAGTTGTGGCAGGCCAGGACGACGTTCTTGAGGTTGCTTTGACACTTCATCCGAGCCGCCGCTTCCCGCACCTTCTGCACGGCGGGGAGCAGCAGCCCGATGAGGATGGCGATGATGGCGATCACCACCAGGAGTTCGATCAGCGTGAAGGCTTTACGACGCATCTGTTCAGCACCTTGAGGAATGAGATAGTTTCTCGTTTCGGCAAGGTCATAATACTACGGAAAAGCCCTAGTGTAAGGCTGTTTTGAGCATCTTCACGAACTCTTCTCACGCTGCCGACCCAGGTTGTAAGCGGCCAGCATCGTCATCCTGATAATCATGATCTTCTCTCTCATCTCCGGGTCGGGACCGTCCTTCAGCTTCTCGGCGTCGAACACCCCGGTCATGTACGTCGCCAGCAACGACTTCAACCCCTCCAGGTCGGCGGGGTCGGGGGCCAGCCCCAAGTCGATCTTCTGGACCATCATCATGCCGTCGTTCAAAGACTCGAAAAACTCCTCGCTGGAGTTCCACAGCTTGTCAGCCATTGTTGATCCTCTGGAAGAAGTTGTAGACACACCTGTCGGTTCCGATGGCGACTTCCAACACCTTGGCGTTGGGGAAGTCCTTGCGCTTCGAGATCGAACAAACCTCCATGCCGTTCGCCGTACACACCACGTCCGTGGTTTCTTCGCTGTAGTCGGGCAGGCGGTCGGACTTCTCGGTGTGGCACGGGCCGATCATATCCGAGATCATCTTCTGCACGGCGGGGATGATCTTCAGGCTGTAGTCGTTCGCCGTGGTGAGGCCGTAGATGCACTGGAATTCCAACTGGTAGAATTCCTTCAACCTCATGTTCTTGACGACCTGATCCTGTTCCCGACGGAAACTCTTTCCGTGCTGCCACACGCAGATCGGCAGCCGGGTCTTCGTCTCGGTGTGTTCCAGCAGCCACTTGGCGTACTGGTACGAACCCATCGTCGTTTCGGGCCGCAGGGCCATGTAACTGCCCGATGCGGCATCTGGACAATGGCCCTTGTCCTGGGTGTCGAAGTAGTCGGCGGGGGTGTAGTTCTTGTTGAGGAATTCGACGGGCGTGAGGATCGGCGCTTCGATCTGCATCAACTCGAAACTGCGGTTCTCGGCCTTCAGTGCGTCTCGCAGGTTGTTGACGAAGTAATCGACAAACATCTGCCGCTGTCGGATTTCCTTCTCCGTCCAGAACACCAGTCCGTTGCGGTCGTAGAGAGTGTCCATCGCAGGCTCCAGAAATAACAACAGGGAGGACGAAGCCTCCCTGTTGCGTCGGTTGTGGGAGGGATTTAAGCGTCGTGGGCCGGGTGCGGCTCCACGAAGTCGGGCTTACCCTTCAACAGCCCGACGCTCTTCTCCAGGTTCTTGAGGCAGTCTTCCGTCACGTCGCCGTTCCGGTTGATCTGACTCAGGGCGTACTCCAGGGTGTTGCGGACAAACTGAATGTCCTTCTCCCTGTTGATCTTCGTAGCTTCTTCGTTCAGCTTCGGCGGTTCCATCGGTCACTCCTTACGAGAAGTTGCTGTTGTTGTCGGGCGTATCGGTCACGGTCGCCGGTTCCCACCCGGCGTCGTTGAGCGTCGGTTCCGCTCGGTCTTCGTTCGGCGTCCAGACCGAAGGCAACACGTCGTCCACCTTCGGCGTGAACGGGCTGATGTCTTCGACGCCGCCATACGGCAGACTGTCGGGAACACCCAACGCCGGGGGCGTGCTGTCGGGAACGACCGGCTGGGCGGGCCACCCGTCGGCCAGCGGACGAGCCACACCGGGCGGGGTGCTGTCGGGAACGTCGGGTTGGGCGGGCCAGCCGAAGTTCACACCTTCCTGAGCAGCCACCCCCGGATCGACACCGGGATCAACAGCCGGTTCGTCCTGGTACGGCTGACCGAAAAGGTTGATGATGTCGGCCAGGGCGTAACCCATGTCGATGAGGAAGTCGGCGTCGAACCCGCCGAAGTCCAGCGGCTCCTCGTATCCGACTTCCCGCTGCTGGTAGTACCGCCTCATGTAAGCGGCCTTCGCCCCGTCCACTTTGTAGAAACCCCGGCGGTCTTTGTCCATCTGGCGGGTCGCCCCGGTGAACTCCTGAATCCGCTTCAGGTACTTCCGGTTGGAAATATCCCCGTGCCAGATATGGTAGAGGTCGCCCTGGACGTAGCCGAGATAGCCACTTTGCCCTCGCCAGACGGCAAGTTGCGGGACGTTACCGACCACCGCCCGGAACCACTGACGGCTCCACTCCAGCGTCTCGTCGATGTTGTCGGCGAAACCCTTCTTGATGCAGGGGTGGCCGATCTGGTTGGTGGTGGCGTGGGCGATGACGTGATCCGCCCCGCCGATGACGGCCTTGTCGAACAACGGGCACTGTTCGAGGACTTCACGCTTGGCCCCCCAGAGGAACCCGACGTGCCCGTGCAGGTCGTAGTTCTCGTGGGCCGAGTGGTCGTTGTGCCGACCCGACGTGGCGTGGGTCGCCCCGTAGCTGCGCCAGAGCCGCTTGTGCCGCTTCTGAAGGTCGTTGACGAACGGCTTGAAGCGGTCCACGTCGAAGTCGGGCTTGTCGGTGTTCTTCTCAAGGTGGACACAATACTCGAAGGGCTGAACGACGGCAGCCTCTTCCTTGAGAACGTGAACGGCTTCGGGGAGCCAGTTCTGGTTGGTCAGGAGAACGTCGGTGTCCATCCAGAAGACGTACCGGAACTGGCTGGGAAGTTCCGAAACGACGTGATTCAGGAGGGCTTCCTTGTGGAACATCAGACTGTCGGCACGGACCTGGGTGATGTACGGGCTGTCTGGGAGTTGCGACACGGCGTTGTCGCCGATCAGACACTCCACGATGCGGTGGTTCAGGTGCTTGATGGTGCGATACCACTTCTGGAAGGCCAGAAGGCGGTACGGCGAATTCTGCGGGTTGAAGAAACACGCCACAATGACCGCCTCGGAGTGCGTCTTGTAGCGGTTGCGGTTCAAGAACGTGTTGCGAAAGAGATCGAACATTCACTCCCCCTGTAGAAAAAGGCCGAAGCCCAATGCTTCGACCTTCAAGACTGTGGCTGCGGGACCGGGTGGTAGCTGCGGCACAGGTCGGCAAACATCACCATCGGCTGGAAGCGGTTGAGCATCTTCAGGATGTTCTCGTAGGGAACACAGTGGGTGTCCTGGTTCTTTTCGTACAACATCCGGGCGGCTGCTTCCAGTTCCTTCCGGTTGGCCTGCTTGTTCAGCAGGAGCGGGGCGATGTCGTTGACCCACCACGGGCTGGTCGGTTCTTCCACCCGAACCTTGTACTGGTACTGCACCGCCATATCGAAGTACGGCATCATCTCGGCGATCCGGGTGTTCGTGTTGTCCACGATCACCAGCGGGCGCTGACGCTGCATCACTTCCCGCACCCGACGCTGGTTCCAGGAGTGAGCCTTGAACAACTTGTCCTTGCTCCAGTTGGCGACGTATTCGTCCTTCGTCGCCCCGAAGAAGTGGTCAGCGGAGAAGATGATGGAATCATCCCCGCCCGACAACTCCTTCGCTCGGTAGCTCTTTCCCGACGCCGGGACGCCCCGCATCAAAATGAGGGTCAACTCATTTAGCGGGTCTTGCATCCACCGGAACACCGGACTCTCGACGTTCACGATCATCACTCCTTTTGACCGCCTCGGAGATACACCCGCCAGCGGCACAACCCAACATGAAAGCGGCCATGATCGGGACGAAGGCCCAATCCTCGTCACGGTATTTTATCGCAATGTACACGGCGGCGACTACACCGACAACGCAGATGAGAGCCGCCACAACCAGAATCAGTTCTGGAGTCATTCAGATGCCCCTATTTGGTTCCGCTTGATCTCGTCGCCGAGTAAGCAACCCTGTTGGAATCCTTCACGGACCATCTTGAAGCGATCCGTGACCCACTTCCCGTCGGACACCTTGACGTAGATGCCCTCCCGCTTCTCCCCGGAAGCGTACCGGGACGGCCTGTTGGCGATCTCTTCAAGCTGTTCGTAACTTTCCACCGGCGACGTAAGTTCGCCGGGGATCACCGAGAACCCGGCCCGTGCGAGCAAGTCCATGCCCGTGAACGGGTCGATGTAGTTCCCCTTCTCCTGATCGTACAGGTCGAAAGCGACGAACCAGTCCGGCAGAAGATCGTACTTCATGCCGTGTTGTTGAACCATCCACTCCCCATAGACCGTGACAGGCCCGGCGAGGTTTACGATCTTCTCGAATTTTTCCCGGTTTTTGTAGAACCAAGTGAAAGCGGCGGCAAATTGAGCCAGGGACGGATTCAGGTCTTTGCTCAAATCGCCTTTGCGCAACAACTTGGTACGGTTGCGGATAACGGGGTGTCCGTCAACCAGAGCCATCCCGCAGTTGGCCCCGTCGATCTTCTCTTGAACCATACAACGAGAACCGAATACGACAGCGGCTTCGCTCTCGTCGGCGATGTGGTCGCCCTTCGTGTTCGGCTTCCACGGCAAGTGCCGGGTGGCCGGATACTCAGGCAGCAGGGATTTGAGGCTTGGCGTCTTCATGGCACTGGATAGTACCACGTTTTTTGGGGACTGTAAAGTGAGACGGACGGCAAAAAAGGTTCCCAAGGCGCTAAATAAAGCATGTTGTCATTCAGAAGTTTTTTGGAAATCGACCAAACTCAGACCGGGCCTGTTGTAACCAATATGCTCCATCTGCCAGAAGGATTGTTTCTAAAGTTGTCGAACGGCAGAAACATCGGCCCAATTTCCAACATTCAGGCTGCACCCGGCGATACTACGCACAGCAAATGGGTCGTCACGTCCAACATTGGTAAGCACGCCGTAACTATCGAGCCGGAAATGGCAAAAAAGATCGTCCCGGCTTTCTATCGCATAAAAAACAACCCGCCGACCGCTCCGCAACAAAACCCGCTTCAGCACGGCGGGAACATGGAAGCCCTTGCCAAAATACTCAGATGGGATTCTGCCAAGCCGCCACCATTGCCGCCCGGCATTCGTATCGAGATGTGGGACGACCGCCATTGGGACGGCATGATGAAGAGATTGCAGAACAACGAGCGTATGCCGTACACTCAGGTGTACAACATAGGAAATTACATCAAAGATTGGGGAGCCAGACCCAACTATGTCAAAGAACGAGCGTTGAGGCAACTCGGCAAAACATTCTCGGACGACGGTGGCGTCTCGTCCCCGGAAGAACACGATCAAATGATGTCAACATCTCGACAAGTAGATGCTGACATCGAAAAGATCAAAGCGATCCACCAACAACTGATGAGCAACGGCTACAACTTTGCCGCCGTCAGGCTGTAAACTGAACGCCGTCCTTGAGGCTCACCAGCACCTTGCGGACACTGAACTCTCGCTTCTTTCCGGCACGGTCGTTCATGGGCCGCTTGGTGAAATCCTCCAGGATTTCGTTCGCCTCCTTCTCGGTCGGGAAGATGGCGAGGCCGGTGTTCAGTTCCATCATCTTGTCGGCTTCACACAGCGCCCAACCCTTCACCGGCTTCTGAAAGTCCGACCCCTCGAACACCTTCATGATGCGGGTGAAGGCCGGGAACATGCGGTAGAACTGCCACCGCCAGTTGGCGTTACTCTGTAATTTCTGCCGACGGTTCTTGTCCCCGCCGAAGTGGTCCCAGGCCAAATACCCAAGCGCCCCCTCGATCAACTGTACGGCGTCCCGGAGATCATCCTGGTCGTACTTGTTCGCCCCCAGGTTGCGGAGATCGGCTTCGGCTTCCACCCCGACCGGCCCCGCCCAGGCGTCGATGATCTTCTGCTGGACCTTGTTGGGTTTGTCGTGGTGGCTGGTGAGCAGGTACACCGCTTCCTTCAGGTCATCGACCCGAATCATCTTGTCGTTGCGAAGGACGCCGAACAGGATGTCCCGAACCCGGCTGATGTTGGCACAACAGGACGGAAGGGATTCACCCTCCGTGTTCAGGCAATCTGTCCACTCGGCTGCCGTCAAGTCCAGCCGAACTGACGACACTTTCGGTTCGTCGCTCCAACTCGCCTCGATCACCACGCCCTTCTTCTTCCACCGCTTCTCCAGCGCCGTTCGAGCCGCTTCCTTCTCCTCGAACGTCTTCTCCTTCGCCATCTGGAATCTCCAGGTATTGGAACGGGATGTGGACCTTGGTTCCTTCTTCGTCGATGAAACAAACGACGGAGCTAGAAGCGTTCCGGTTCACTTGCAACAGCGTACCGGGCGGAATCACCTTGATTGCCTTGGCCTGCGTCTTGGCCTTCATGTTCGCCCAGGCGTGACCCAGCAACAATTTGTTGCCGTTTTGTGTGGCGTCCATGACGGCGATGGTGCAGTTGGTCAACAACCGGGGGCGAGTCGCCATCTCCTTGGCAGCTTCGGCGTTGATGAGCCGATTCTTCTTCTTGCCGAAGCCCTTCTCGGCCCCGATGCCCATCTTCGTTTCCCGGATCACGACGGCCTTGCGGACTTTGTGATCCTTGTTCTGGTCGTGGACCTTGCGGAGTTCGGCGATCTGTTCGTTGGTGGCGTCGTGCTTGCCCTTCAGCATATTGCAGATCGAGCAATACGTCTGAAGGTTCGCCATGTCGTCCTTGCCGCCAGCGGCCCGTGCAAGGATGTGGTCTTTGGTGAACAACACTTCCTTGCCGTCTTCGATCCCGTATAGGTTGAAGTGCGCCCGGCCCTCTTTGGTCGAGCGATCCCGTTCCATGTACATGACGGTTCCGACCAGACCACAGGCTTGGCACTTGCAGCCGTCCCGCTGGAAGCAGACGTACCGCTTCGACCCCATGTTGACTTGGTACATTTCCCCGTCGTTGCCGGGGTATTTGTTGAACGACTCGGTGATGGTGCAGTACGGCAGGATGTCTTCGGGCTTGAACCCGTCGCTGACCCGTGCCCGCTTGGACACACGCTCGGCACAGCGTTGGGCCTTGACTTTCAGTGTGATCTTATCCTTGAACTCGGCGGGAATGAAATTGCCCAGCATCTTTTCGATTTCTTGCCGGGCGTAGGCGTGCGCCTGGGAGTCGGTGGCTTCGACTTCAAAAGCCCACACCAATTGGGCCAATCCCATCCACTTCCGCCCCTTGGTGTTCTTCTTTTGGGCCTTCGCCATAAACCACCTTGTTGAACCAGACGGGCGAACCGCCTCGTGTGTAGGAAAGACTGGAGTTGTCTACATACGAGCCTTTGATGACACCCGGAACCCCGTCGTAGAGGTTCAGGGACATCTTGTGGAGGGTGGTCGTGGTCGTCCCGTGGGAAACTACCAACACCTTCTCGAAACTCTGAAGGTGGTCGTGGTAGTCTTTTGTCCGTCGGTTGAACTCTTCGACCGTCTCCTGCTTGTACGCAGACTCGGCGTTACGCCGGTATTTGTCCCACACGAACTCAGGAAACTCGACGTGCCGCCGGGGAATGTAGCACTCGCCGTAGCACGTCATGATCTCCCGTGGACCGTCCTCGATCCAGAACTCAACGCCGGTTTCTTCGGCGAGAATCCTGGCCGTTTGCAGACACCGCAGGTAAGGGGAGGCCCGACCGATGAAACCCCGAATGTGGCCCAGGTGTTGAGCCAAAAATCGGCCTGTTTCCCGCACCTGACGCCGACCTTCCGGGGTCAGGTCGCTGTCTAAGTCCTTGCTCAGACCCACGTTGTAGAGGCTCTGGCCGTGTCGAACCAGGATCAACTCTCGCATATCTTACTCCGTTTTCTTCGGGTTGTAAAGTGAACCCGATCAGTGTTCAGAATAGTCCGGCTTGAAGGTATTCTTCTTGCCGTAGACGGAAACGGGCTGGTATCCGGCGTTTTTGAGCATCCGGTTGTAGAGAGGCGTGCGGCGTGAAGTTTCACCTTCGTCCGACGCATTGAACTTCACCTTGATGCCGTACTTGTGGAGTGGAAGGATGTACTTGTTCTGAATCGTTCGCATGAAGTCCAGACTACCCTTCTGGAGTCGGGAGGCTGCGGCATTGGCGACCCCACCAGCGAAGTCGCCTCCGACTTCACCGCCGTTGACGATGGCTGCATCTTTCTTGCTAATTTCGGGCTGACTCTCCCAGCCGAAGTCAACAGTCGCCCACATCTCTTTGCCGTATCGGTCCCGCTGGAGACTGAAATCGACGCCCCGACCGTACAAGGAAGTGTGATATTGCATCACGTCCCCGGCAGCCGTGTTCCAATCCTTCTCGCCGTCTTCGGGTTTCTTCCCGAAGTGACCGCCGGGGAACATGGTGGTGACGATATATTTCCAGGCGGCGGTTTGCTCTTCCTGGCGAATCTCGAAACTCGGCCTCTGCATACCCGCAGTATACCAATCCATGCCCGGATTGGCTTTGAGAGTTTTGTCGATGTCCTTCATGCGGGCGTCGTTATTGGAAAAGTCTTTACCGGCCAATTCGGGCGGATAATCCCGACCCTCTATGATTGCCAAGAATTGCTGGAATCTCATACCATTCCTCCCGCCGAAGGCTCCCCAGCAATCTGCCTGATGAGATCGCCGACCGTGCCGCTCTGGGGGCCGTCGATGAAGCCGAGAACTCGCTGCTGGTGGTTCGGATCGAGCTTCGTGAACTCGCCCAGCCCTTGAAGCCGCTGCTTCAGGTTGTGCTTGTTCATGGTGTCGAGGGTTTGCGACATGCCGTTATTGGGGTCGAGGTTCAAATACCCAAGAAGGATGCCCTTCCATTTCGAGAAGGCATCCTCTTCTTCGGTCAACCACAGCTTGAAGTTTATCATCGGTTTCTGTTTATTTCCAAACGTAAAATTTCGTTCTTGCGCATCTGATGATCGTGGTAATGGTATCCGGCGAAGAATCCGAGTACGGCTCCCAACAGTAAACAAATCACAATGCAGGTGACGGTGTTGTCGTTCTTCATGTATCCTCCGAAGTATCTATGACCTACTTTCTATATACTCACATGAAGTCCCTCAAATTCTCCGACTATGTGATCTACAAAGAATGGGCCGATTACGGCTTCGAGAAGAAGTCCATACTCGGTCCCCAGGGCGGCACGCAGCCGATCAAGGGCGACGTGCCCCTGAACCCGCTGAAGCCGGAACAGATCATCGACGAGTTGACCCACCTGGGGCCGTTGGGAATTTACGAGCCACGGGCCAGACCCGATATTGTCGAGTGGGGCCGGGACTTCGGCGCATTGAGAGTCGAGTTCAGTCCACTGGGCAGTTCCAAGATATTCGCCCGCCGCCAGATCAAAGACCTGAAGGGCGAAGCCACCTGGGTCTGCAAGAACGTCTGGCCGATGACGAACGAGAACAAGATCAACGACAAAGAAGCGACGGTGGCCCACGAGATATACGAGAACCTTCAGAAGTTGAGCATGAACATGATCGACTCGCCGCAGCGGTTCTACCCCGATTTCGAGAAGTTGGTCAACAAGATCACCGACTCCGTGCGCATGGAATACCCGTCGTACTGCATGTTCCCGGCTGGCAGCAAGAAGATCAACGAGCATTACTTCAAGGTGTACTTCGAGTACCGTGGGCACGGACAGGCCAGGATGCGACACCGCAACGCCCGCTCCGAACAATTTGACATCGACATATTCTGGGATAAACAGAAAGGTCTACTACGGGTGTGGGGTTACAACATCGACTCGGAATCCAGCCAGCACTCGTGGAAGGTACAGCCGAGCGAGTGGGACGAGTGGTTCGCCCCGACACAACCCATCGAAGAGATTGTGGAATGCGTGTCCAAGCTCTTCTTGACCTATTGATCGCCCCGTGGTAGACTGGATCAGTTTGCGCTGGACCCAGAGGATCGACCATGAAGCACCTGCTTGGCATCAGGCAGATGGAAGAAACTGACATCGAGAAAATCTTCCTCCTCTCAAAACTCATCGAGGAGGACAAACTTTTCAATTCGTACAACAAGAAAACCCTCATCTCGTTCTTCGGTGAACCTTCCACCAGGACGAGATTTTCTTTTGAAGCCGCCGCCAAATACCTGGGGATGAACGTCCTCACTGCCGCCGACGCCAGCGTATCGTCCTCTCTGAAAAAAGGCGAAAGTTGGAAAGACACTTTCCGCACCCTTTCCCAATACGGCGACATTATCGTCTGCCGCCACGCCGACCGAGACTGGACCTACGCCGCCAACTGGTCCCGTGTTCCCGTCATAAACGCCGGGAACGGCGACGACGAACACCCGACGCAAGCCCTACTCGATCTCTACACGATCAAGAAGGAAATCGGGAGACTCGATAACCTTCGGGTTATGGTTTGCGGCGACCTTCGCCACGGCAGGACTGTCAACTCTCTCCTGCACCTGCTGCATCGGTACAAAGCCGAAATTTTCATGGTTCCCGCCATTGGACGGGACTGCACACCGACCGGCTTCGTCGGGAGTCCGACGCCGATCAAGTACGCAGTTAGGAACACACCGCAGGGGATGTGTTGGCGGGAGTTGGATTTCGGGCAAGCAGAAGATTACAAGACGACGATGGACGTAGTGTACATGACCAGGATGCAGACGGAACGGCGAGAAAACAATTGGATGGTGGATGATTATTTCAAAATGACCGACACGAAGAATATGAAAGAAAAATCCATCATCCTCCACCCGCTGCCTCGTGGCGACGAGATCAGCACCGTCATCGACGACGACCCCAGGGCGGCGTACCACGAGCGACAGGTGAAGAACGGGTTGACTGTTCGGATCGCCCTGTTGAAAATGTTGCTCGACGGGTAATACTATATGGTATGAACCCAAGAATCCCACTTATCGCAATTATCGTCGTGCTGGGCGGCTTCATGGCCTACGAGTTGACCAAGAAACGCCCGGCCCACGACCCCAACTGTAAAGACTGCCGCCCGCCGATAACGGCCCCGGTTGTGCCGCCGATTGTCGAAGAGCCGCCGCCCGTTACGCCGCCGATAGTTGAGCCGCCCGCCCCGATTAAGGGCAAGATATACACTTACGCCGAGGGTCTGGCCCTGGCGAAGACCAGCAACAAAAACATGCTGGTGGTGTTCGGAGCCGACTGGTGCGGGTGGTGCAAGAAGCTGGAAGTGACGCTGAAGGACTCTTCGGTGGTCGCCGTTACCGACAACTACATCAACGTGCATGTCGATGTGGACAAGGAGAAGGACGTGACGAAAAAGTTGCGTCTATCGGGCGGCATCCCGGCCTACATGATGGTCGATTCGCAGGAACGGGTGGTGAAATCGGGGAGCGGCTACAAGACCGTCCCCCAATTCCAGGCGTGGCTGAAGATGGCGGCTATCGTGGAAGAGAACGACGTGGAGAAGACTTCTACGATAGACGGAAATCACTGACTTCGCCTTCCTTGAAGGTTTTGGCGAAGTAGGCTTTGATTTCTGGGGTCAGCACCTTGCGGTACACTTCGAGGTCGATGGTCTTCAGCCTCTCTGCCAAGTCCGGGACCGCCTGAGCGATCAGGGGCGACAGGACGAGGTAGTAGGGGCTGATCTTGCCCAGCGTGACCCAGCGGATCAGGTTGTTGTTGATGACGGCTTCTTTGAACTTTTCAGCCGAAACTTCAGCACCCCAGGTTTTGACAAGAAACTCTTTCGTCCGGTTGAGGGCTTCCGCCATTTTAATCTGGTTGGCGGGGACAGGCTCTTTATCTTCAATGACTTTTGTTCGGTCATCGTACTTTCTCTTCCACAGTTTCCAGCGGACCCACGCCTTGTCGCCGACCAGACAGTTCGGGTCGATCATGGCGTGTTCTTTGCCACGGGTGATATGCTTCAGGATTTCCAACTGCGCCCGGATGTAGAGCGGGTAGTCGGACTCCTCCAGTATACCCTGAGTCTCCCGTGCCAGCTTATAGCAAAACTTGAATATCCCCGACTTTCGGGGATCGCCCTTCTGCTTCATCTTGGCGTGGGCGTAGTCCGGGAACAGCGCCCGGCTCTTATCGAGCCAGAACAGCGTCAGCTTGTACGCCTTGGCTTCGAGGGCGTCCATTTCGTAGTCGATAATCGCATCGAGCCGCATATCGTCTCCTCCTGCACTCATGCTAACCCCTTTGGCTTGCGTTTTCTAGGCGTAATGGCCTCCAGAATTATGGCTGTATCGCCCAACTTGATCTCTGGGTGGCGTCGAAGGTATTTATGCACCGCCCGGTGGTGTCGGCGGCACAGCGGCATCAAATCTTTCAGCCACTCCCGACCCAGCCGCTCGTAGGTCGTGTGGTGGAGTTCGTACTTCTCGGACCCGCAGCACTGGCACTTCTTGGGCTTTTTGCTACACCTGTAGCGTTCTCGCACACTTTTCCAGTGATCCGACCGGAGGTATTGTTGGTAGGAATCGAAGCCTAGAGACTTGAGGGTTTCCAGGAAAGGTGAAAGTTTCTTGTTGCGTTTTTTCGGTCTGGTTTTCTTTGCCATATGATAAATATAGTCATGAAATCACTCCGAGAATGGCGAGATACCGTAGAAAACAACTTGGCGGCGACCGTAGCTTCGCCCAGAGATGTTGCTTACGCATCCCAGCAAACCGGCGGGCGAGAGCGTCTTGTGGGTCTGCCCAAAGAGAACCGACCTCCGCACCTTCTCTACGGCCATTCCGACAGAGACGTGGGTGCTGTACAGAAGGAAATTGTTGAATTACAGCAAAGGGTGAAGGACGTTTTCGACAAGATCAAACAAACTGAAACTTACGTCCGGCCAGATTTCCGTGCCAAGGCCGCTATGGTGGCGAGGCACATGACCACTGCCGTTGACAGCCTGAACCACGCCTCGATGCTCTTGACTTTCGACCCTGCTGGCGCTCGGAAAGCGGTCCAGGACGACGAAGACGATACCCTCCGTCGGGCGACTGGCCGCAGTGCCACTTCGGGTTCAAATTCCAGAACCTCGTATTGACCGTTCATTTCTGGCCTGATATAGTGCGGATACTGACCGTCACTATATACCCTACTTTCACCAAACGAGTGGGAGCTTATCTCCCTGCGCCGAGTCCTATAAGGCAGCGTCACCACGAAGGGACGAGAGCGCACAAAACAGAACTTGCTTGAGCGGAAGACCCCGTGTGAAGAGGCATCTTTACACGGTATTTCGGCTATACTTTACCGCCTGGGACCACCGAGGCCCATGAAAAAGCAAGAAGTGAAGAAGTTCTGCTGGTGCTGAACATACGCAAACCTGGGCTTTACGGTCGAGCATAACCAGGACAGCATCAGTATTAAGACTCACTGAATTACGACGCACTGAGCCTGCAAGAAGTAAAAGAAGCGGCAGACAAGTCAAAGAGAGATTCAGATAGGGTGTACATACCCTATCTTTTTTTCTCGAAAACTTTGCAGCTTCCTTTATTTGCGGACTCGGTATGCGCTGAGAATTAAACACACTTCAAAGTCTACAACCTCTTGTATTCCAGGCGGTTGCGAGGTATCATTTCGTACCAGCCTACACCGGCCAAAGACGACACAATGGCAACAGTACATGCTAGAGAAACTTGCACAAATACTGAGTGAGGCTGTACAAGCAGGCCCGAACGTCTACCTTCGCACTCAGCCCGAAGTATTGGACTTCACCAACCCGGAAGCGAAGTGCGAACTAAGTATCCTGGGCATGGGTGATAACGGCGCTACAGTCACCGTCACGAAGGACAACGTGAACATGCTCTTCTGCATCCTCAAACTGGCATTCGGCAAGGGCACGAAGGTGATCGCCTGGAACTGGAAGCCGCTCGCCACTTACCTCCTCGCCAAGACCGGCAAGTTGCTCCTGCTGGATGCGGTACTGATCGACCTGAAGATCATCGAGAAGTACGCCGGGCTGGACCACAAGGCTCCAGAATCGCTCGCTGTGGCGATGAACCGGCTGAAGAGTGTGGTGCAGTCGGGGGCGTGGAAAGAGGCTCAGGCGACGTACCAGGGGGTATATCTGCCGCTCATCACCACGGTGGTCCCGGCGATGGAGACGGCGGGGATATTGGACACGGTGAAGGGCAAGAAGGTCTACGCCCACTATCACGTCCACGGGCAGGAGAACGGGCGGCTCAAGGCCGACGGCATGTTCGTGGACAACTTCGTGCCGCACACCATGAGCGAGTCCGACCGGCTGAAGCTGAAGCCCCGGTCGCATTCCGACATTTTCATGTACTTCGACTTCAGGAACATGGAGGTCGCAGTCCTTCAACATTTGGCGAAAGACGAAAAGTTGAAGGAAGTTTTGGAAAAAGACGATCCGTACACGGAAATTTACAAGATGGTGACTGGTATAGAGAGTGACCCGGACGCACGAGAAAAGTCGAAAAAAATGTTCCTGCCGGTTATATACGGGGCAGGACCGGCTCGTCTGGTTCAGCGAATGGGTATTGCTCAGGCCACAGCCGAGCGTATCATCGACCGTATTCACGGCTTGTTTCCCGCTTCCCTCCAGTGGGTTGAATCTCATCAAAAACAAGCCAAAGAAACCGGGTCGGCGAAGGACATATTCGGAAAGCGAAGAACCTTCGATTCCGGCGAGGACTACCTCGCCCGTAACTTTTCCATCCAATCACCCGCCTCGACTGTTTGCTTAGATAAACTGGTTCAGTTGCACCACGCACTGAAACCCGTCTCGGACATCGCTTACAGCGTCCACGACGGATATTGCGTGTATGCAGGCAAGGACAACTGGAAAGAGGTTTTCCAGAAGGGGTACGCCGTGCTGACCAGCGAAAGTGGGGTATGTCCTGGCTTGCGACTCAAAGTGGCTTGTCGTGCCGGGCGAAACTTGGACAGCCTGAAGCCGCTGGCAAAAGCAAAAGGAGCTACATGAAAGACATCTGTATCAAATTCCGTATTACCGAAGACGAATACAAGGAATTGAACAAGGAATTCGGTCGTCTCTGTTGGAAGGCAGCCCACGAACTAAAACGAAAAAACTCACGAAACAACTTCACCGACGAACCAGAAGACATCTACCAAGAACTCGCATCCGCCATGCTCCGTGCTGGCTCCTACTACAAACGACAGTGCTACATCGAGAAGTGCCTGAAAGCCGCCAAGCTGTACGCCGGGGAGGACACCTTCATGTCCCGCATCCTGGCGTCCCTGCAAGAGCTATGGGACAACCGCACCCGCCACGGCGCTAACCGCCAGAAGTTCGGCCCGTTCCAGGAACGCATCCTCGACCGCATCGTGCGCAGGATCGTGCCCAAGGACGAAAGACCGAGCCGGGAAGACACGCTCAATATCGACACCAAGTTCCGCACATATTGCAAGGCCATCGTGTGGAACGGCCAGAAGTCGATGGGCAAGAAGATCACACGGGAGAAGGTAATACGCTCCGGGCAAGTCTCGCTCTCGGAGTATGACTACCTGGGCGGTTCCCTATAAAACCTATCGACAACTAGCTCCCATAACTTTACAATACACGGCAGGGTATATTCCTTGCCGTGTTTCATTTTGGAGATCATTCATGTCCGAACAACCCAGGGAATATGTCGTCGTCCACACCCGCAGAATCGACGTGGACGGAGCCTACGATGACGTGTTGCTCGTCCTCAAAGACCGCCCGGCGTGGCAGAAGGGCCGACTCAACCTCATCGGCGGCAAAGTCGAAGACGGCGAAGACCCCATTACCGCTGCGATCCGGGAGTTGAAGGAAGAGGCCGGACTGACGCCGCTTGAGAACCAGCCCCCGGTTTACTGCGGCAAAATATGGGGTCCGGTTTGCCCGCACAAGGGCGGGCAATTTATCATCCACTGCATTCGCCTCGACGTGGACCCGTATGACAGCCGCAACCCTCAGCCCCGTGAGGGTGAAACCGAGCGGGTCGAGTGGTTCAGCTTCAAGGACGCCTGGGCCGACGACCGGCTGATGCCGAACCTACAAGTAACCGTGCCGTTGATGCACTTGGGCGTGACCGGCTGGAATATCACCGACCAATGTTCGGCTTCCGGGTCGCACGACGTTGTATTACAATTGCCCCTGAAGAAGTCGTTCGATATGGAGTACCGGGAGCGTAACGAGAATGCGTGATCTGACCCCCGAAGAGCAGGCCCGCATCGACGGCTTCGCCGACGACGGCAACAACGACACCAAGTTTAGCTGGGACGACACGTTCCAGTCTAAGCTGCTGGGGATGTTGTTGACCGACCGCTTCATGCTGGTCCAAAGTCTCGACAAGATCAAACCCAACTATTTCAGCAACGAAGCCCACGTTCTGATCGCCAAGATCGTCCTCGAATACTTCGCCAAACAGAAGGAAGTCCCGCCGCAGTGGGTGCTGAAGCAAGAACTGTCCGACCAGTTGAAGGACCGTGACAAGGCGATCCAGCTTCACTACATGGCCCAACTGGAGGCTCTGTACACCTTCTACGTCCCCGGCCTGGACACCCGTGAATACCTCGTCGATAAAGTCACCTACTTCGCCAAAGTGCAGGCCGTCAAAGTGGCCTTCCACAAGTGCGTCGAGAAGATGACGGAAGCCCCGGAAGAGGAAAAGACCTGGGCCTTCGTCTACGACCAGATGCGACAGGCGATGGTCGTGGACCGCAACTTCGAGGCGGGCCTTGAATACTTCTTGAACATCGACGAGATGTTCAAGCGGATGAAGGAAACCTTCCAGGGCAAGGACCGCTTCACTAGCGCTTTCGAGTCCATCGACAACGCCCTCACCGGCGGCGGCTTCTTCCCCGGCCAGATCGTCTCCTGGATCGGCCTGCCGGGTACTGGCAAGTCCCTGGCGATGGTCAAGGCGGCGGTGGCGAACGTGCTGCTGGGCCACAAGGTTCTCTACATCACGATGGAAATGGACGAGTTGGGTATTTCCCAGCGGTTCACGTCCCAGATGATGAAGATGGACATCAACAACCTCATCAACATGGAACTCGATGTCAAGAAGAACATCGAGGAGTTCTGTGCCGACAAGGACGACAAGAACCTCCTACGCATCACGCAGTTCCCCGGCGGGCAGATGACGGTGAACAGCATCCGTGCCTACCACAGCCAGTTGGTGTTGCGGGGCTGGAAGCCGAATCTTTTGATTATCGACTACGTTGGTGAAATGGCCGACGACCCCAACGTGAAGAAGTACGAGTCGGCGTACCGCATCCTGCGTGACCTTCGTGCCTTCGGGATCGAAGAGAAGCACGGCACGATGACGTGCGTGCAGCCGAACGCAACGGCGGCGAAGCTGGAGATCGGTCAGTACATCGACGAGAGCAACATTGGCACGTCGTTCGACCAGTTCAAGCCGCTCGACGCCTTCTGGAGTATCAACCAACAAACTCTGGAGAAGGACGCCGAAGTCGGTCGTGGGTTCGTCATCAAACACCGTAACGGGCGAAGCCGGTTCCCGTTCCGCATGGGTTTCGACTACAAGTTGGGTACTCTCGACATATTCGAGATCAGCAAAGAGAAGTACGCCGAGGCCATGAACCTGATCCGTGATAAGAAGTCGGAAGAGGTTCAGGTCGATCCCAAGAACCTGGGCGGCGGAAAGAAACAGCGGAGCAAGAACGGTTTCAAACCCAACGCCGCCATCGACCCCACTGATGAAGAACTACGAGGAGAATAACCAATGAACGACGCACCAACAGAAAACGTAATCGTGAACGTCCGGGGCAGGGACGTACACCTTGACCCGGCCAACATGAGATTCAACGAGATCACCTTATCCGACTATATGGACAAGGAGTACGGTTGGATCGACTACTTCGGCAAGCAGTTGGAATTCGCCAACAAGGACGCCCTCGACGCCGAGATCGCCTACGAAGCGGCGTTCGCCAGCGAGTACGTCAAGGCCAAAGACTTGGGCGGGACCGAGAACTATTCCAAGCAGAAGGCGGCGTCCGATGCGACCGTGACGCAACTCCGCAAGGACGTGGCGATCAAGAAGGAAATCGCCCTGCTCATCAAAGCCCACCTGAAGGCGTGGGACAAGAACCACGACAATGCCCAGAACCGTGGGCACACGCTGCGGAAGGAACTCGACAAACTGAACCGAGACATCCGGCACGTCGCCGACCCGCTCGCCGACGGGACGACGTGTGCCGCCGAAGACTTCTTCCAAAAATGAACCCTACAGGCTTTGAACACCTGCACTGCGACTACGATTTTTCCGTATTGGATAAGTACGCAGTGATGTTGGACCCGGACACCGCTCCGTGTTATGGTAAAGACAAGATACTCACCCGGTACGGCAAGAAAGCCTGGGCCGAGTACCGAGAGCAACAGGCTCTCAAAAAGAAAAAGTACAGGTCGATAGACGATTTGTGGGAGCCGTCATGAAAAACCAAAGGCTGACTTTTAAGTCGATGCAAGACCGGGATTTGTACATCCACATCGGTTCCCACTACCGGATGTTGAAGCCCGGCGTCGAGTTTACGATTGAGTCGGAGTGGCAGAAGTGTTTCGACGACTGGATCGTTCAGGGATTGATCGCTCTCACTCATGCGGAAGTTATTCCCGACCCGAAATCCAAGCGATACCGGAGTATCGACGATGATTGATCCTGTAAACATCACCAAATACGGGGCGAGCCGTCACGATCTCGAAGAAGTCATTCTCTTCTGGATATGCGTGGCCGGGAAGACCGCAAAACAGATCGCCCCTCGCCTGAACACGCTCTTGCGCAAGTGGCAGCCTGTCGCCAAAGGCAAGCGTGGCATCCTGCCGGGCACTCGACAGACGCCCTCGCCGTTCGAGATCATCAAGGTAATCGAGAACCTGCCGCAAGAGTTGAAGGACCACGGCATCGGTTGTTTCAACGCCAAGGCCCGGTCGATCCAATGTCTGGTGGCGGCGAAGTTGAACCTGAAGACGTGTAGCGTGGAAGACCTGGAGAAGATTCCCGGCATCGGCCCCAAGACGGCCCGGTGCTTCCTGATGCACAGTCGGGAGAACGCCCCCTACGCCGGGCTGGACACGCATGTGTTGAAATTCCTGGCGGCGATGGGCTACAAGGTTCCGAAGTCCACGCCCGTCGGCAGGCGGTATCGGGAGTTGGAGAAGAACTTCATCTACCTTGCGGGCGTCAGCGGCTATTCGACTTCCGAGTTCGACCTGATGATTTGGAACGCCTACTCCGGGAATAAAGGCACGCCAGAAGAGATCATCAAAATGATGCAAGGCGTGAAAGTGGCTTAATGGCAACAGAATCGTTCAATCTGAAAGTATGGAGTCTTCACCCCCGCAGCGGCAGGGTGATTAACGCCGAACGTACTCTCAACGACACCGGCCACCCCGGTGCGTTGAAACTTTGCGGTCCCTACACCCAGGCCAACAGGTCCGGGTTCTGGTTGTTTCCGCCCATCGACGTGGACATCATGTGGAAGGGCGGAAAGGAGTTCGAGGTCCGCTACCTGGAAAATTTCGACGATTCCGACTACCATCTCCTTCACTCGCTGATCCTTCCTCAAGACACCTTCAGCAAGGGCATGTGGAGTCTGGAAGGGATCGGTCGCAACAAGTTCACGTTCGGCATGGTGGAAGACGGCGTGGTCCAGATGTGGACCGGCAACATATTCGAGACGCCGCCGGGCTGGGCACTTCACATTCGTTCTCCCATCAACTGGCCTCCCCGGTCTTGTTATGTGATGGAAGGCGTACTCGAAACCGACTTCATGCAGCAGGACATATGGACCAACATTGTCTTCACCAAGCCGAACGAGTGGGTCGAGTTCAGGAAGGACGCATGGCCCCCGCTGGCCCAACTCCAGCCGGTTCGACGTGAAGGGTTCTCCGACAAGTGGGAAGTAAGTACCGAGACGCTGAACAGGGACACGCCGGAAGCCAACCGGGTGTTCGAGTATTGGTTGGACTTCAACGAGAAGAAGTTCGGCAAGGGCGGCAAGCAGGCGTTGCTTCCTGATATGAGTCGGACGAAGGACGGCACGACGTTCTACAAGGAGAAGGCCCGGTGTCTCGGCGGCGGTATTGAGCCGAGGTCGGAACTCATTGCTCCGAAGGGCTGTCCGTTTCACAGGCCCAAGAAAGAAAGTCGTATTGTCGTATTTTGCATCAACGACAACATGCGATACCAGGATATGTGCGTCAACGCAGTCAGGATGCTGCGTAGCCACAACAAAACGATTCCGGTCAAGGTCGTGTACATCGACGGCAAGGACATGGACTTCATGCGGACGATGGCGTCGATGAACGTCGAGGTCGTGAGCAAGCCGGTGTTCCGCCCGGACACGAACTACTTCTCGATCAACAAGCACTGGCTGCACGAACTCCAAGAGGATTCCGTGCTGTACCTGGACGTGGACTTGTTCGTGAACGGCGACGTGGAGTTGCTGTTTGACAAGTACCGGACGGACTTTACGGCGGTGGAGAGCAAGTGGGCGTACACGAAGGGGTGGAAGGACGAGTTTTTGGGCGGCAAGCACAAGCCGATGAACTCAGGGATTCAGTTGTTCCACGGGGGTTTTCATCGTAAGATGTTCTCCGGGCTTTCCGAAGCCTTCGACCGCCTCAGTGCGCACGAGTTGCCGCTGGCGAAGTGGTCGTGGGACTATTACAACGGCTGTCTCCGGGAGGAGATCGCCTGCTCGCTGATTCTTTCCGAGAGTCCGGCGAGTTATTCGTTCTTCAAGACCGAGGACTGCTACAACATCGAGCGGTCGGAAGACATTCCAAGATGCCACGAACCTGTCATATTCCACAGCTACACTCGGCAGTGGGAGATCGTCAGAAAGTGGTGCAGCCAGACCCGAAAGATGGTTTGGCCGAAGGGAGGCAAAGGTGTCCAGAAGATGGGTCAATGACCCGGAACACAAGTGGGTTGTCATCCAGAATCTCGGCTTCAGTTTTCTGGGGCTGGCCGTCGTGGTGTTCCTGGTGTGGGGCATCTTCGGGATCGTCGGCTGCGTCCGTGACGGGCGCAACGAACAACTGATCCAGAATGACATCTACCAGAGTAACCACAAGGAAGTCGTCAAGCTGAAGCCGGATGTCATCACCTGCATTCACCTGGACGCCAAGTGGGACCAGAAGTGGGACTACTTCAAGTCCTGTGAGAGTTACGAACTGGTGACGATACAAAACATCAAGGTGGCCCAGCGGTACGGTTCCAACGAGGCCGTCGAAATCTGGATCAAGGTCAAGCAGCCCGTGACGCTGAATTTCAACTACACGTCCTACCGGAAGGATGAAACTATCTTTCTGTATGTGAGGTTGGAGTTTCGAGAGTCCAAGAAATAAACAAGGGGCGGGAAACCGCCCCTTTCTTCATTAGCGACATGGGATGTAAACAAACCCGTCGTAGTAGTACCAGCAGAATTGCACCGGGCAGTAGTAGATGTACCCGTAGGTGACGTGCCACTGGCGAGCCGACCACCCGTTCCAGGTGGACCTGTAGCAAATGTTGTTGTAGGTAACTCCTCTGTAGGCGTACCCGTAGTGGTGGACGTTCACGACGACTGCCGGACGAACCGGGTAAACCGGGCGGTATCCTGGATTGTATCCTGGATGCACATACCCTGGGTGGGCGTGGTGAGCGGGCGGGGCGGCGTTGGCCGTTACGCACAACAGACAGGCAGCGAGTGCTGCGACGATATACTTGACCATTTGAATTCCTCCTAAGAGAACAACCTATTTAGTGGAGTAGTATGAAACTAATTCTTCGTGACCGTAATCAGGAGATGGCCGACGCATGGAAGGCTTACTTCCGTGGCGTCCCCGATGTCGAGATCGGTGTTGGTGACATCTTCGATGTTGCCGCTGATGCCATTGTCAGCCCGGCGAACAGTTCGGGCTGGATGAACGGCGGCATCGACCTTGCCTACTCGAAACGCTTCGGGTGGCAGCTTCAGGACCGGCTCCAGAAGTACCTCTACGAGAAGCACGACGGAGAGTTGCCGGTCGGCGAGGCGGTCTACGTTCCAATCGGTGTTGAAACCGAACCCTACAAGTGGCTGATCTCGGCCCCCACGATGCACGTCCCGATGACCATCACGGGCAGCATCAACGCTTATCTGGCGATGCGGGCGATCCTCCGGTTAGTGAAACGCTACAACGAAAACGCCTTGCGCCTCGCCGAATTTGAAACGATCCGTTCGGAAAGAAACGTCGCCGCCGAACTCATCGAGTCCGTCCTGTGTCCGGGATTGGGAACCGCCATTGGCCGTTTGCCGTACAATATAGCGGCGTTCCAGATGCGGGAAGCCTACCGGGTGGTCGTTGAAAACCAGCCCCACTCGTTCCACGACATCGCCGGGTCGTCGTGCTGGCACGACGCTCTCAGGCGTGGCCTCCCGTACCGTGAGCCGGAATCCGTATTCGGAGAAGCATAATGGACGGGGCCAAAGCAGAAATCCACATGCAGGTGGAGTGTCGGTGTTCTAATTGCGGGGAGTGGAACCGATTCCATGCCCTTTCAGCCGTACACGGCAACATGAAGGCGGTCTTGTCGAGGGACAAGACCGACAAGGAGTGGAAGGTGACGGCGAAGTGCGCACGGTGCGACAAGCTGTTCGACATCACATCGTTCGTGTTCGTATGAAATACAAGATGACCCTCCTGCCCAGCGAGAGCCTGATGCGTCTGGGCGGGTGGAAGATTGAGATTCCCATGTATCCCGAAATTTCGGAATACATATTTCCTACTTATCAGGACGTAAAAACCATCGCCGAAGCCTTCTCCAAACTGGAAAAGGACGCTTCCGATGGCGAAGAAACCATACGAGAAGAGATCACATGCTAGTTGAACTTGCAATTGCCGACGCTTACGGGGCGGGCTTCGAGTGTGCCGACCGGGACTTCGTGGAGTCCAACAACAACCTCCAGTACGTCAACCACCGGAAGAACCTTTCGCTGGTTCCCACGGGTCACTACACCGACGACACGCAGATGACGCTCGCCATCGCCGAAGCGTTGGTGGAGGACGACGAGTTTACGCCGTTGAGTATCGCCCAGCGGTTCGTGGACTGCTTCCACCGAGACGAACGCCGAGGTTACAACGGAGGGTTCTACAAGTTCCTTCTGGACACCCCGGACGGTGAAACCTTCTTGGAGAACATCCGCCCCGACAGCGAGAAGTCCGGGGCTGCGATGCGGGCCGGGCCGCTGGGTCTGCTCCCCGACAGACGGGAGATTCGTCGCCGCAACGACATCCAGGCGGCTCTGACGCACGACACGTTGGCCGGTCGCACGTCTTCGTACTGTGCGGCCCTGATGGTTCACTACTTCCGTTACAACATGGGGCCGAAGGCCGACCTGGGCGGCTGGCTGGCGGCTCAGTGTGCCGTCCCTCAACTGGAAGGGTTGTGGGATAAGCCTTACGTTCGGTCGCTCGGCTGGCACTGCGTCCACGCTGCGATCACGGCGTTGGTGACGGAGAACACGATGTCCGACGTGTTGCAGCGTTCGGTCGCTTTCACCGGGGATGTCGATACGGTGGCGACTATCGCCGTGGCTGCGGGCGTCTGGAGCAGTGAGATCGAGCAAAATATCCCGGACCACCTGTACGCCAATCTTGAGAACAAGAAATACGGGCGGGATTACCTCAAAGAACTCGACGCCAAGTTGAGAGCGAAATACGCATGATTCCGGGAAAGAAGTACAAGGGCGTAGTGACCTCTAAGTATCAAGGAAACTACGTCGTGGACCTGTTCAACGACCAGGGCGTGTTTGACTTGCTCGAAGATATTGATCCGGTTATCCTGGATTTGAGCGATTACCCCGTTATCTCTGAAGGGACGATCATCGAGTTCGGCAGGGACCAGACCGGGGAATTCAATATCCTCACGATTCAGGCGGCTCCCCATGAAGATTGAGTACATCGTCATCCTCGCCCTGATCGCCGGGGCTTACACCGCATGGTGGTATTTGTCGAGGATGCACAACATCGCCGAAGGCAAAAGTGACAAGTATGGCAATCTGAAATGATCTGGCGGCGTATCGAGTCGGGTGGTATATTGCTTGTGGATAACCCGTCTCGTATCGAGGTCGCACATGAAGCGTAAGTGGATCGGCAAATACATGCGTCTGGCGAAGCAGGTGGGTGAAGACAAGAACCCTTGCTACAGTCGTAAAATCGGTGTCGTGGTCGTCCGAATTCACGAGGACGGTTCCGGCAAGGTGTTGGGAACGGGTTACAACGGCCCGCCCCGTGGTACGCCGCACTGCGACGACCCGGAATACCTGAAGAACATCTTCTGGCCGCAACTCGATCCCGTCGAGAAGGCCAAAGCCGTCAACGCCTCCCTGCCCGTGGCGGGCAACCCGCCCACCGACACCGACGAACAGCAGTGTCAACTGGTGTGCGACAAGTGGGCGAACGGGAAGACGTGCCCCCGGAAGATCGTCGGTGCGCCGTCGGGCAAGCGGCTGGAACTGTGCAGTTGTGCCCACGCCGAAACCAACGCCATCGTCAACAGTTCGGACGACCTGAACGGGGCGTATATGTTCTGCTGGTGCGGCGTCCCCTGTTTCGAGTGTACGAAACTCATCATCAACGCCGGAATCAAGAAGGTGTTCGTGATTGATTGGGGCGCTGACTACAGCCACGGCTCCCGCTGGCTCTTCGAGCAGAAGGGCGTCGAAGTCGTAATGTACCCCCCTGAGTATTACCTGTCCGGGGACGAGGAGTAACAAGTGGAACTCGACGGCATCATCACGAAACTGGAAGGCGTTCTCGCCGACCTGAAGCGATTGAACCAACCTCCGGTTCAGGCGTTGAGCGAACCCCCGAAACCGGCGACCGAGTTCGACCAGTTGAAGGTTTTGCTCAACACATGGCCCTGGGCCGTCGATCCGTCCCTCATTTGCGACGACTCCGAAAACAACAAGACCGAACGGGGCCGGGGGATCGTCGATCTCTTGGTCGAAGACAATCTGAAGGATTTGGACTTCCTCGACTACGGGTGCGGCGAAGGCCACAGCGTTCTGTACGCCCAACAGTCTAAAGCCAAGGCCGTCGGCTACGACGCCAAAGATCACGGCTGGGCTGGTCGCTTCCCGGACGCCGGGGCGACCTTCACCACCAAGTTCGAGGACGTGGCCCAACGGTCTTACGACGTGATCTTGTGTTTCGACACGCTCGACCACCTGGACGGCGAGAGTCCCGTCGAAGCCCTCAAAAAGATGAAGGCGGTTCTGAAGCCGACGGGTCGTATTTACCTGCGGTTTCACCCGTGGACATCCCGCCACGCCACGCACGTTTACAGGAATCTCAACAAGGCATACGCCCATATCGTGTTCTCCCCGGAGGAGTTGAATCAACTCGCCCCGGAAGCCCCGGAGAAGAGTTTGGGCGTCAAATATCCGTTGAGGGAATACGGAGCCTGGATCAACGAGGCGGGCCTGAAGATCGTCAACCGGGTGGATCACACCGAACCCGTCGAAGACTTCTTCAAGAACGGTCTGGTGGCCCAACGCATCCTCAAGCACACCGGGATGGACCCGTTCCCCGAATGGCAGTTGTCGCTTCAGTTTGTTGACTACATACTTTCTGTATGATCCAAGCGGCAACAATGTGGGACGACGGGCTGGTCACGGACCTGAAGTTGATCGAGATTCTTCGTGAGTTGAACGCCCCCGCCGCCTTCGCCATATCCCCCAACAAACACAAAGCCAGTCGCACCCCGAACGACCTTCGGGGTGCTTACGGCGTCTGTCTGTCTAAATCCGAGTTGTCGGAACTAGCAGACTTCGAGATCGTCAATCACACCGCCAACCACGTCGATCTGGGCAAGACATCCCCGGAAGATACGACACGAGAAATCAACGACGGGCGCAAAGCCCTGGAAGACATCTTCCAACGCCCGATCCCAGGTTTCTGCTATCCCTACGGCGTCCACACCCCCGCCGCCCTGCGGGTGCTCCAGAGTGAAAAGTACGAGTACGCTCGCACCACCCAGAAGGGCGGAAATTACAACTTGTTGCTCGGTCCCAACGGCAAATGGGATGAAGACATCAATCAGCTAATTGATAACGAGGAAAGATTGGTAATTTGGGGACACACTTACGAAATACAAGAATGGTCAATCATTAGAGATTTGTACACTATTCTCATGAGTCGCACCAAGCTGGTAACTTTCAGCGAACTCGTGAAAAAGAGGCTTTTATGATGGTCGGGTCGGTCTTCACGGACCATACAAGAAGTGCAGTGTGGTACGACTTACAGATGAAATATCTTCGTAGGACTACCAAGGATTATACACACGTTGTATTTCTCAACGGTGACAATGACATCTATACAAGTTCAAAGGTTATAAGGCGATCTGCCGTATTGACAGGTAGTGCCGCCCACGCCGAAGGGTTGAACGCCCTTATTGATTACTTTCATACTACAAGTCACGACCGCTTGCTCCTTATCGACAGTGATTGTTTTCCGATCCGGGACGACTGGTTCGGGCGACTGAGCCGGTATCCCATTGCTGCCGCCGTCCGCTACGAGAACCTTGATACTTTCGCCCACCCCTGTGTGTTTTTTATGGGTCGGTCGAATGTCCGGTTTTCTGTGAGCGACGGGGTGAACCTGCTGGGCCGAAAGTTCCAGGATACGATGTCAAACGTGACGGAGTTCTTTCCTTTGTTGAGGAGCAACAAGGTGAACCGACACCCGATATTGGGCGGGGTGTATTGGAACTCTTTCTACCACCACGGGGCCGGATCACGGGGGCTTGGGTTCCGCCTTTTCGACAGCGGTTACTACGATAACATCGACCACAAATCCATTGAAGAAGCCCTGTTCCAAGAACTGACCCACGACCCGGACAAGTTCTTGGACGCCATCGGGGACATCAAAATGGTCAGGGCTATTTACTGAGGTATTCATGCTACTCGTGACATCCAAGCCGATCCCGCTCCGGGGCAACCTGAAGCCGCTCGACGTTTATCTTTTCGACTGCATGGGGCTTGTCGTCCTCCGCAACGTATTCCCAGCCAGCCAGATCGAAGCCGCCAAGAAAGCCATCGACGCCGTTCACCCCGGCATCAAGCCCTGGAAGTTTCCGGTCCTGAACCTGGGCGAAGTGTTTTGGGACATGATGACGAACCCGACGATGTTGGCCCTGGTCGAACAACTGTGCGGCGACCAGTTCCGCATGGATCACGCCTTCTCCGTCAGCAGTGATGCCGGTTTGGTGAACCTTCACGGCGGGCCGTCCTCCAGCTTCGGCAGTTGCTTCACCCAGGTGGACAACCAGTTGATGACCGGCCAGTTGTCGTGTGGCGTTTCCCTGGCTGCCCAATCCCCCGCCACGGGTGGCATGTGTTACATCCCCGGCAGTCACAGGTCGTTGGACATGCGCACCGGCAGTGAAGTCCGCAAGCAATTGTTGAACGGGCGAATGGATCACGAGTGCATCACGATCCCGACCCTCAATCCCGGCGACCTTGTTGTGTTTTCCGAGAGTCTGGTCCACGGCGACACGGGATGGAACAACCCCGGCTACAGCCGCATCATCACCTACTACAAGTTCTGCCCCGGCTTCATGACGTGGCGTGACCCACGGGAACAAGAACAGTACGTCCCGCTGGCCCGTACCGACCTGGAACGGCGTCTGGTGGAACCGCCGTGGTCCGGCAAGTTCTCGGACAAGAACAACAAGATGGATTACAACAACACCCGGCGGGAGAAAACACTGTCATGATGTTTCTGAAACCGCCGAAGTACAAGAAATACTCCATATTCAGGATATTGGGGAACGAGACGCCCCCACGGGACGAACCCGACGCCCGACTGCGGGTGTTGGAGTTCATCCTGGACAACGAGCCTGAGTTCCCCAATGCTACGAAGTGTTGGATCGTGAATTGCGTCCACGACCGGGAACGCAGAGAGCATATTTGCCGTATGCTCGCCGAACGTAATATGTATTACGTCATAGTACCCATATGGCGTCAGAAGTACCTGGAGGCCAAGAGCCGGGCCGAGAAGATCACCCAGGTGGTGGGCATCAACCGGGCGAGGAATTTGGCGATCCGTCACGGTCAGTTACTTTCCGAATTCACGATGGTCCTCGACGGCGACTGCTTCTTCAGTCAGCCGTTATGGGACAACATCACGGGCGAAATCAAAGCCGACCAGAAGGTGAACCGCAGCCGCAAGTTCTACAGCACCCCGTCATCCCGTGCCACGTTCGATCACGCCCGCACTTCCAGTGAGCCGATGCAACTGGCCGAGCCGATGCTGATCTTCCGCCACGACAGCGACAGGTTCTTCGACGAAAACCTTCCCTTCGGTGAAGGCGACAAGTTACGACTTCTGTACGAACTAGGTCACAGTCAGGAGAGCGGCAAACACCACACGTTGTTGCACGAGAACCTGTGCAAGTCTGTGGGTATGGTCCACCACGTCACGGGCAGTAGTTACGAGATCGAGACGGACCAAGCCTTGCGTATCCGGCTCAGGAATGAATCTTTGGACCGTCTGATTTGGCAAATCGACAACCCGAAAGAAGCGTTTCCCAATTACGCATCCCGACAGCACGGTAAGCCCAACGATTACTGGCAGAAGATTCACGGGTGGTTCGATTACCGGGGCCAGTATTCGCAATTCGCCTGGGAACTGCCGAGCGGTAGCCGTTTTGTCGAAGTCGGTTCGTGGCAGGGGGCGTCCATTTGCTACTTGGCGACCGAGTTCAAAAACAGAAACAAACAGGCCGAGTTGTTCGCCGTGGACACCTGGAAGGGCAGTCCCGTGGACGAACACCGCAAACTGATTTCCGACCTGGGGGGTGACGAAGTGTTATACACGACGTTCCTCAACCACATGAAACAGGGCGGCGTGGACGACATGGTGAAGCCGATGAGGATGCCGTCTATCGAGGCGTCGGCTCAATTCGCCGACGAGTCGTTAGACGCCGTTTTCATCGACGCATCCCATTTCTACAAGGACGTGTTGGACGACATCAAGCATTGGTATCCGAAGGTCAAGAAGGGCGGCAAGATCAGCGGTCACGACTACGTTGCCGGGCACAAGGGGAGTGAGGTCGGAGTCATACGGGCCGTCAACGAGTTTTTTGCCGGTAAGAACCTGGAGATCGGACAGGCGGGGCGAACATGGCTTCACACGAAGTAATTCTCTACACCTGTGTCCTGGCGAACCGGGACCGGCCCAAGCGTATCGAGTTCAAGGACGACGGCTTCAGATACGTTCTGTTTACCGACACGCCCGACATCTACGCCCCGGATTGGGAGATTCGCCCCTCAGTAGTCGGCAGTTTGGCCGATCCAACCCGGATTTCTCGCTACCACAAGCACCACCCGTTCGAGTTGTTCCCACAGGCGGAATGTGCGGTGTGGTTGGACGCCACCCACTGGCCCTACCAAAGTCTCAGGCCGCTGGTGGATTCCGTGTCGCACATTGCGTCTATGCGACATCAAGTGCGAACCAAGGTCAAGGACGAGGCCGAAGAGTGCATGAGACACAACATGGACAGCAGGCGGTTGTTCCTGGCCCAGATGGAACAGTACGAGGCCGAGGGCTTCCCGGACGACCTGGGCCTTTACAGCACGTCCTGTCTGGTGATGAGGAAGACGCCCGAATTCGACAAGTTATCTTCGTTCTGGTGGGACCAGATATGTCGATATTCCCGCCGGGACCAGATCAGTTTGCCGTATGCGTCCTGGAAGACGGGCGTGGTCCCCCAGGTGATTCCGGGCGTGGACCGGGACGGCTACAGCCCGTTCTTCAAGATGATTTCGCACTACAAGAAATTCACTAAGTTAATGTAACTACGCCACCCACGATGTCGGTGGCCTTGTCGTGCCACAGGGCGGTGCGCCCATTCCCCTCGTCGATCTTCCTGTGGCCCAATCGTTCGTAGATTCCGTCGTCGTAGACTTCCTTGGAAGTGCGGTGGAAGGCTACGATCACCGACGTGGCCCGACCGCCCGGCTCTTTCATGTCTGGGTCGTATTGATCTACGGGTATGTTGTACACGGGAATGCTCATATGTGACCTGGGATTATCCTTGGTCTTCTCCAGCAACATCCAATTAAGTATTGCTGTATATGCCGCATTTGGTATAACCTGATTAGCATCTAACAGTATTGTCCATTCCTGATTATGTTTAACTTCTTCCAATACTTTATGCTTGTCTACTGAATCTACAGTATACTGTACAATACCTGCCCAACTCGGTTCTTGTATTTTTTCCGTCACCTGCGGCGAGACATTTTTGCCTAGTCTGTAGACACCTACGGAGGGCGGCGGCACAAGATATGATCCCTCGTGCCGGTCCCACATTAGTGTTTTTGTAGGTTCTTGTACAACGGGCAGGGCGTGTCGGCCTTTGATACCTTCGGCATTGGACGGGGATATGTTGCTGGGATTGCGGCTCAGTTGTCGTGGCACGAGTTCGGTTACGCACCATCCGCATCGCTTGCAGAAGTTCTTGGCCTGCTCGTCGATTTCTTCTTTGGTGTGGTCGAAGGGGTGTTTGTTGGGGTCTATTTTCCAACCGTATTTCCCGTCGTAGAACAGGTGATCCATCGGCCCGGCGTTTTCGCAGAAGTAGACCTTGCCGTTGTAAATGGACGATTGACACCCGTTCCAGAGCGGGCAGTCCTTTTGGGCTTTTTCCCAATACGCCATGTCGGTCGGGAGGTCGATGGCGTCCTGGGCGGCGTACAGGGTTTGGACGAACAGTTGGCTCTCCGGGTGGAGGTCCACCCAGAACACCAAGTTGTCTTCTTTCTGGTATCGTTGGTGGCCGAGTCGCCCGTTGGTGTTGATCCAGAACACGGTCGGGGCGTGCCGTTTGAGCATCGCCACGATCTCCTTCCATTTGGGGTGGAGGGTGGGTTCGCCGCCGAATATGGTGATGGGATGGTTTTCGGGTTTGGTCGCCGGATACCGCTCCAGCAGTCCGATGGATTGCTCCAACTCTTCCAGCGGGATGAACCAGAGTTGGTCTTTGGCGAAGTTCCCGATCAGTTGGTTGCAGCCGCCGCAGTTCAGGTTACAGACGTTGGTGATGACGATCTGCCGCTGCTTGCCGAGCAGGTGGTCGGCGACGGTCGGCTGTCGGGATACTTTCAGCATTTCACTCCAGGATAACTTCGTTGAATCGGTAGGCGACGAAAAGGTCTTCCAGGGCGGGCGTCCACACTTCGGTGTAGTTGCTGAGTTTGCCGGTGGATGTCACCGTTTCGGTCGCTAGGCACTTGTCGATCAACATGGCAAGTTCCGAATCGACAAAAGGGACTTCCAGGTAGTTACACAGGGCGATGATTGTTTCTATTTGTTTGTCCCGGCCCCGCAGTCCGGCCACGTTCTCGAACCGAACGGCGTGGGCGTAGGCGGGCCAATCCTTCATGGCGTGGGCGAGGTTGGAATACTCCCGCCCCCATAACTCGAACCAGAGGCTAATCTTCTCTTCGCCGAGCGGAAGGGATTTGAACAGTTTGGCCTTCTCGACGTGGGGCGACCGCAGCCCGACTATTTTGGAGTAGTACCGGGTGCAACTTACGACGACATCCCGGAGTTCCCGGTGGGTGAACACGGTCTTCCACCCGTGCAGTTTGTTCCTGACCCTGCCGTCGCACGGGAAGTGGCCGACGACGAACTCGTTGTCCCAGACCGATTCCAGGAAGCGGTCGAAGTCGATGGGCACGAGGGCTTTGTCGGGATCGCTGCGGAGCGTTTCCAGGTCCAAGCTCTGCATGTAGTCGTGCGTGGAGACGTGCCCCCGGAAGGAGAGGCCCAGGCACTTGAGTATTTCGCCGACCAAGTAAGTGCCGGTCTTCGGAATGGATACGACGGCTGTTTTCATCGAGGCTCCAGGGTCATGTTGTTTTTGCTCTCCAGACAAGTGCCGGTGAACAGTTTGTAGGTTTTATCGGTCGCCTGAAGTTCGTTCACGGCCTCCCCGCACCCACTGCCGCCGAACACGAGGGCCAGCCGGTTGTCCTTGTAGACGGTCCACATGCCGATCTTGTGTTCTTTCCCGGTGTGGTGGTTGACCGCCGCTATGACGTTGTTGTCCCACAGGCTGATCTTCTTGTCGTGGTTCTCGTCCTTTTTGAACGTCCAGTCCGTGTTGACGATTTTGCCGCTGATTTCCTTGATGTCTTTTTTGTCGATCAGGCACTTGAAGAAATCCATCGAGCGGACGGCCATCTCGCTCCTGCCGAGGAAGAAGTGGACGTGTGCGAACTGCCCGCCGAACAGGGTGAATTCCGACGGTTTGGCCCACACGCTGAGGTAGAGCGGGTTGATGGGGAGAATCTTGCAGAACCGCATGGCGATGGCAACCGGCTGGTCGCCGTAGCCGCCCCTGATCGCCATCCGTCGTTTCAGGTAGGTCTGCGCCTTCTCGTTCTTCTGGACCGCCGCCATCGCCGCCTGGGAAGCGATACACCCTTCCCACTCGTGGATCAGCCGGTCGTCGGTGATCCACTGGCCGTAGCCCATGTCGGTCAGGATGTCGTTCTCGATCTTCTCGACTTCCCGCCGCAACTCGGTGACGAGATAGTGCTTGTCGGTGTAGTCGAGTTCGTCGTCGAGGAAATACAACAGTTTGTTGATGTCGGTGGCGGTGTCGTCGTCGAACTTGGCGTGCCACCGGGCCGAGGCGATTTCCTCGTCGGTCATCTGCGTGTAGTAGTGGGAGATTTTTTGCGACGGGTCCAGGTACGGCGACCTGACGATTTCGACGGTCATGTTGGAGGGCCACCCCTCCGTCATGTCGATGCCGTAGAAATCTTCGTTCGGCCCGACGAGCAGTTTCCACCGCACGGTGCGTCCCTCGCTGTTGACCGCACAGTATTTCTTCAGGTCGAGAAACCGCTTGTAGTAGTATTTGGTCGAGTCGCAGACCGGCATAATGAAGCTGATGTCGTACATTCGATTCCTTTTCGTGATATTTGCACCGAAGTCTTTTTCTTTTCTCAACACACCGCAATAAATACATCGACCGAGTTTGTCTTCATCTGTCGAGGGTCAAGGGTTCCGGCTGCCTGTATGGATGCTGGATCACCGAACTCGCAGCGGGTGTTTAGCTTATACAGGGTTGGGATGATTCCCCGTGAGTCAGCGACCGAGCGACATCCAAACGGTGAACAACACCAATTAGGAAGGGAAGCCATTAGCTCGTTGCTTTGGCTTCCCTTCTGTTTTTAGCAGCTTGCCCACCTTGCTCATCGCCGATCCCATCGTCTGGTCGATGTCGAAGTATTGGTACTCGCCCAGCCGCCCGCCGAAGGTCACGTCCGACAGATTCTCTTTCAGCCCAACATATTTCGAGTAAAGGGCCGAGTTCTTTTCGTCCCGAATCGGGTAATACGGTTCCGGGTGGTCCTCGAACTTGACCGGATAGTCGTAGGACACCACCGTCACGGACGTGTCCAATTCCAGGTTGTGCTTCCTGAAGCGGTGCGGGTTGATGAAGTGTTTGTGTTCGATGGTGCGCAGGTACGGCACGGCCTCGTCCGCATAGTTCATTACGGCATTCCCTTGGAAGTCGCCGGTCGTGATCTTGTGTTCAAACCGCAGCGTGTTATAGTCGAGCTTCCCGTGCTGGTAGTCGAAGAACTTGTCCACCGGGCCGGTGTATACCAGATGGTGGGCCAAGTGTCGCCAGGAGTCTCGGAGGTCGAAGAAGTCGGCCCCCAGCCGCACTTCCGCCCCTTCCAGCATGTTTTCCACGATGCCCGTGAAGCCGTCTTTCGGCATGGCTTGGTAGCAGGTGGTGAAGTAATTCTCGTCGAACGTCAACCTGATGGGCAGTCGTTGTACGATGGAGGCGGGGAGTTCTCTCGGTTCCCGGTGGTATTGTTTCTTGGTGTATCCGTAGATGAAAGTTTCGTACAACTCCCGTCCGATTTTGGACAGCGCCCACTCCTCGAAGTTTCGGGGGTTGCTGCACGGAAGCTGAACCCGCTTCAGCCGGTCGAGGGCTTCGGCGGGCGTTTTGACGCCCCACATTTGGTGGAGGGTCATCATGTTGATGGGGAACGAGAAGATGCGGTCCCCGGCGATAACTTTGGGTTTGTTGATGAACGGCTCCCATTCTCCGAACAGGTTCACGAAATCCCAGATGTCTTTGTCGTGGGTGTGAAAGATGTGAGCGCCGTAGCTGCTGACGTTCAACCCCTCCATCTTCTGGTCGTGGGCGGCTCCAGCGACGTGGGGTGATTTTTCGATGACGAGACAGGTCTTGCCCAGGTCCATCGCTCTTCTTGCGAATGTTGCCCCGAAAAAGCCCGCCCCGACGATCATGAAGTCGTATTTCATACTCTCATGAGAGAATGCAAGACATAAATTCACTTCCGGCTCTGTTGAAACCCATACTGGACAGCGGCCTCGTCAGTGGGCGTATGTTGTTGGACCGGATGCGGTTCCTGGACGAAGCCTCCAGAATGTCGGCGGCGTACTCCGATCCCAAGTACGCCCCCTTCTACTACCATCTCGGAAAGTTCCTCACCCCGAAGTCCATGATCGAAATGGGGTTCAACCTGGGCCTGCTCGGAGCCTGCTTCCTGAAGTCGTGCAAGACCGTCGAACGCTACATCGGCTTCCAGGAACAAACCGACGGCTACTACTCCAGCCGCCTGGGGATGGCGAACCTCCGCAGCAGCTACAAAGGAAAAACAGATATTTACGTCGGCACAGTGCTAGATGAAGGATTTACGCAAAAAATATCACCAAATTCGTGGGATTTAGTCATACTTAATGAAGAGGTTGGGTTCGACAAGCACTTGTTGCGTCTGGACTTGCTCTGGCCTTATGTGTCCGAGAACGGTGTAATTGTCTCGGAGTACATAGGACGGCACACACCTGCCAGAGAAGCGTTCGAGGCTTTCTGTTTAAGTCAGAACCGAGTCCCGGTGACTTTCGACACAAGGTACGGGACCGGCCTAGTTCAAAAATAAAAGGATGAAACATGACCAAAGATGAATTGAAGAGTTACATCTTGCGGGACGCCGAGAACATGCGATCTCTGAGTTTCAGCGAGAACTACATCAAAGAGGCGATCCTGAACACCCAGAAGTGGGGCACGACGGGATTGCTGGGTGGTTTGTCGGACCCGTTCGTGGGCCGTCAGGTGGCTCGGCTGATGGAGAACCAGCGGGAGTTGAACGAGGAAGGGAAGGACAGTTACGCCATCCCAGCGAATGCAGAAACCAATTGGAACCCGGCTCAGTGGCGGCGGGTGAGCATTCCGGCCATCCGCCGGGTGTTCGGAGCGTTCCTTCCGTACAACTTGGTGTCGGTGCAGGCGATCAGCAAGCCGGAAGACCGATTCCACTACACGGGCCTGGACGAACGCCAGAATAGCTTGTTGATTCAGTCCCGGACACGCTCTGTTGGTAGGGAGTGGTGGAATCCGAACACGCTCTCGGAAGACGGGCAACACAGTTTGGAACTTGAGGCCGAAGAGACGGCCCGGTTCGCCCAGCGGTACGCCAACGACGTGACCAGGGAAGTCATCCGTGACCTGAGCAACAACGCCGGTAGCAAGGCGAACGCCGAGTACACGAACCCGGACGCTTTGGCGACGTTGATCGAGGGGATGAGTGCGTACATCGGGGCGAAGATAAAAGGGCGTGATGCGACGTGGATTGTTGCGTCCCCGACCGTAACTAACCTATTGAAGCCGTTCGTGAATGAATGGAAAGAAGACGCCGACGGGGAAGGTGAAGACTTCCGCTTGTCGGAAAAGTACCGTGGCAAGGTGAAAGACAGGTGGGAACTTTACGAGTCCCCGCTTCAGCCGGACGGTAAGGTTCTGATGGGGTTCAAGGACTCCCGGAACCATTACTTCAGCGGTTACTTCCTGTGTCCGTACCTCCCGTTCACCCAGCAACCGGGGTGGTGGAAGGAAGACGGAACCCATCAGCACACAGTTCTCTATTCCCGATACGGCAAGAAATTGATCGAAGCCAATTTCTACGGGTTGATCGAACTGGCTAATCTGCCGACCCCGCAAACTGAGGAAGCCCCAGCAGCAGCGGAGGAAACTAAGGGCGAAAGTGAGGCATAATGGGATTTGAAGTATTATACTCGTACCACGAGAAGACGAACGGCGAATACAACAAGGAAGAAACCAAGAAGCTGAAGAAGCGTATTGGCGACCCTTTCGAGGACGTGCCGCTGGAGAAGCTGGCTGCCGCCATTATGACTCAATATGCCCGCCGGGACATATGGGTAGTTGATGTCGAGATATTCGAGTTGTCTAAGAAGGAGATTTCCTTCCGGGAGTCGAAGAACGGCATCATCATCAAGAACAAGAAGTTCGTTTGGGGCGAGAACTCCAACATTGTCGTCGAGGACATGGAGCAGGCTCCCGCTCCGCAGGCGCTCGTCCACCAGCCCCAGCCTCAGCATGTATCGGTGGCGGGGCAATCGGGGCAGCAGGCGGTTCAGCCGCACAACCAGGGGCAACTACGCCCGGTCAAGTACATGCTCTTCTGCCCGGAACTTCAGATGATGCCGGAAGTGAAGCAGAAGAACCTGCGGTTTACGCCAGACAAAAAGTATCCCGTCTTCCATGTTCAAACTTCGCCCAACGGTATCGGCGAAATATATCGGATGGTAGACGATACCGGACGGGAGCAGCTTGTCTCGGACAAGTATTTCGTGCCCGCCGAAACGGTATTGCTTGCGGACAGGGAACTCGGCTTCTCTCAGAGCGCCGCCCAACGTGACGGCGGCAAACTGTATTGGGGCGGTGCGGATAACGAACCTAACATGCCGGACGTTCGCCGCCGATAACTAAGTTGTACATATTGATCCGGCGTCGATACTGACTATGATTCAGTATCGACGCCGCATTTTTTTAAGGAAGCGATATGCCACTCAATAAGCAGCAGAAGAAGTTCCTGAAGAAGAAGGAACGAGAGAAGAAAGTAAAGGTCAAGCTCGCCGCCCGCCGAGAAGCGATCCGCAAGTTCGCCAAGGAGAAGTCCGAAGAGGAGGCCCGTATGGAAGCCGAATATCGGCTGCGCAACGGCATCCCGGAAAAGCAGGAGCCGATACTTAACGACCCGGAGGCGATTGCCCGCCGGGAAGAGCGGAAGAAGCAGAAGGTAAAGGAGCGGCTGGAAAAGAACCTTGCTATATTGGAAGCCCTGGAGAGGGAGTATGATGAGGACCACGCCGGGCGTGAAAACCTTCAGGACAACCTCGAAGCCGAAGGGCACGTCTCGGTGAAGGACAAACTCGCCGCAATGCTCGCCAAGGCCAAGGAACTCCAGAACATGAACGCAGCGGTGAAGGAACTCTCGGCAGAGAAAGACCTGTCCTCCGTCACCGAGTAAGGTATTTGTTGGGCATTACAACCAAAATAAATACCTTCGGTGAAAATCGTAAAATATCGGCTAAAGTCGGCTGGCGATTTGGCCGATACTCAAGTAGACTGCGAAAGCGTGGTCGAAACTAACAAGTAACCTCAAACCACCAACTCAACTGGAGACGACGAACATGGCACTTGATTATGAACCGCTGGACATGGCCGAGGTCGCAACCGAAGCCGAACGTGTCACCGCCGAACCGGGCGCTGGCGGCAACACCGACTTCCTCGACAAGTTCGTGAAGCTGCCGGATCGTGACGGTTTCGTCCTGATGCGGATTCTGCCCCGGAAGAAGGGTCACAAGCTCTACTGTGCGACCCGCACCCACCGCCTGACGAACCCGTCGGAAAGCAACCCCAACAAGCGGAGCAAGAGCCTCCACTGCCCGAAGGAACTGGTCATGACCGACCGGGGACCGAAGTGGCAGGGCGAGTGCATCATCTGCAAATACTACAGCGACCTGTGGCAGAAGAGCGAGAAGCTGTCGGGCAAGGCTCAGGAAGACCTTCAGCAGAAGGCTCGTGAGATCAAGCCGGTGGAACGCTACTACTACAACGTCATCGTGCGTCAGGAGAAGCAGAAGGACGGCACGTTCCTGAAGAACGTCGGCCCGAAGATTTACTCCTGCGGCAAGACGGTTCACGCCAAGATCATGCGGGCCATCGTCGGCGACCCCCAGGCCGGTGAGAAGCCGCTGGGTGACGTGACGCACCCGACCAACGGGCGTGACTTCCGGCTGGTGAAGAAGGTGGTCAAGGGCGGCGGCGGGGCCGAATACCCGAACTACGACAACTCCAAGTTCGAGGAAGTTTCGCCGCTGGGCGAGATGGACGACATGCAGGAGTGGATCGGCAACCTGCACGATCTCGTGGCTCTTCGGGCCTTGAAGGACGAAGAAACCCTCAAGCACGAACTCAAGGTCCACCTGGGCCTCGTGAAAGAAGAGGGCACGAAGGACGATCTGGCCGAGTTCCGTGGGGCCGGTGGGACCGACACGGCGGAAGCCGAAGACGTGGTGCGTGAAGAACTCACGACCAAGCCTGCGGCCACCGTCAAGCCGACCGCCGGGGCTGCCAAGAAGGAAGAGGACGACATCCTCCCGGATGACGACTTCATGAAAGAACTCGGCGAAATGCAGTAATCGCCCTCCGACACCAAGCGAAATGGGCCGTGTAGCGAACCTGCACGGCCCATTTTGTTGACACTCAACTCACTAACAGGAAACACCAATGGCAAAAGCAACTAAAAAGTCCGCACGGTCTATCGACGCCCCGGCTGGCAAGGACGGCGTAGCAACAGATTTCTTCGCCAAGACCGCCAAGAAAACGGGCGGGGAAGTCCTCAACGACATCGACTCCGTGAGTTACTTCGTCGATACCGGCAACCTCGCCGTCAACTACATCTGTTCGGGCAAGTTCATCACCGGCGGCGTCCCCGGCGGCAAGCTGACCGAAATCTTCGGCCCGTCCTCGTCGAGCAAGTCGCTGTTCGGCAACAACATCATCTTCGGCTGTCAGAAGTTGAACGGCATTCCCGTTCTGATCGACTCCGAAAACTCGGCCAACAAAGAGTTCATCAAGAAGGCATCGCACGCCGACCTGGAACGCATCTTGCGGTATACGCCTCCCACGCTGGAGCAGGTGTTCGCCAAGATGTACGAAGTCATCGACTTCATCCGTGAGGAGCAGGGGCCGCACGTCCCCATCGTGATCGTGTACGACTCGATCACCGTGTCGCCGTGCGAACGGGAACTGCGAGAAGTCAAGTTGCCCGCCGGGTACACCCAGGCTCAGTTCAAGGCCATCGTGGGTGCGAAGCAGCAGCCGGGCGAGCGGGCCAGGATTTGCTCGCAAGAGTTCCGCAAGTTGAACTCGGTGATGGAAGCGAAGAACGTCACCGTCATCGTGCTGAACCAGACCCGTTCCAAGATCGGCGTGCTGTACGGCAACCCGGAAACGACGGGCGGCGGCGGCAACGCCCTGGAGTTCTACGCTTCGTGCCGGTTGCGGCCCCAGACGCAGAAGAAGATCGAGCAGAAGTTGAGCGCCAAGAAGAAGAAGATTCTGGGCATCAACGTGAAGATGGTGAACCGCAAGAACAAAACCCACCGCCCATATGTCGAGTCGGACGGCATTCAACTGACGTTCGACAAAGGCATCAACCCGCTCGGTGGCCTGCTTTCCTGTTTGCTGGATGCAGGTCGAATCGAGAAGGGAACTCCGGGCAACTTCACGGTGAAGGAGCCGTGGGCGGGTGGGGTTGTTGTCAATTTCAAGGGCAGCCTGGACACGAACAACACTATCCCGATGGACGTGTTGCTCCAGTGCCCGACGCTGATCGACGCCGAAACCGCCGAAGAAGTCAAAGCCTACCTCGACCCGTTCAAGTCGGCGATGGAATTCGAGGTCAGCGGTGACGTGGAAGAGACGGAAGTGGGCGACGGCGACAGCGAAGACGAGGGCATCGACGAACAGATCGACGCCGAACTCGACACCGCCGAGGTCTAATGCTCACTCCCCAAGAGTTGAGGCTGGTGGCCCAAGTCTCCAGCCGTTGGGAAGGTCCGAACACCTGGGCGTGGGTGGACCGCCAACGGCTGGACTTGGCTGCGGCTTTGAAAGTTCCCGGATATGGCTGACCAGCCGTAACCCTAGCCGAGTTTCGGCTACAGGTGACGGAAGTTGGGGTGATCCAATCACTGCGGGACATCTACAACTACTACTTCGCCCTGACCGGCGACAGTTACATCAAGACATCACACCACGAGAAGTGGAAGGCGTTCACACTGAATGCCAAATCTGGATTGTTTCTAGCCACTTCAACTCTAGTTGGTGTGGACGCAGACTCCGGGCCAGCGATAGTACGTCTTCCCTCGTCCAGAACAACCACGCCGATGTCAAATGCACCAGTAATGCCGCATTCTCTTTGCCCATTGGGTGGCAAAAGCTGTCTTCTGGTATGAGCGCCGGTTCCGGTGGCGGGTTTGTTCGGCAGTCTTCGATTTTGAGAATGCCGCCGTACAATGGGTCGCAATCCGCTCTGGCGTACAGGCAGTCGTTGACGGTGCTGATCTCGTTCTTCGTGAACCCGGCCAATCTTTTCGCTAGTTCTTCCATGTTCATTCGGCCACCTTGTACTTTCCAGCCCCTAGCTTCTCGAATTTGAGTCCCGCCTTCTGCAACGTCTTCATTACTTTGTGAACGTGATTGCAGAAACAGGCCGTCGTCAGCTTGAACTTCTTGAAGCGGTCCTTGAGTTCGCTGAGGCTGACCACTTCCCCATTTTTGAATCTTTCAACGATATACTCTTGAATCCGTTCGGCATTCTTCAAGATTGTCGGGCGGTCGTTGCTTTTGGGCGTCAGCTTCATTTCCAGCAATTCGTAGCTGCTCCGGGGTCGTTTGTACCCTGCGTCACAGAGCGCCGGGGCCAATTCCGACAGTTCGAGTACCTGCCCTTCTTGTAATTTCACGACCGAGATGTCTGCGTTGAAGGTTTTCGCAAAGTCGATCAGCATGGTGAAATTCTTCTCGTGGGTGAAGAATTTCCTCTTGTCTCTTGTTTCGATCATCAAACAATTCATGAGGAAGCCTCCTATGGCGGTACTTGAATTATACC